GGATCAGACGGTGCTGATGGTGCCGATGGTACTCCTGGTGCTGATGGTGCCGATGGTGCTCCTGGTGCTGATGGTGCTCCTGGTGCTGATGGTGCCGATGGTGCTGATGGTGCTACTGGTGCTACTGGTCCAGCGGGTCCAGCATCAGTAGTTGATTCTAATGGTACTATGTCAGCTCATATTATACCAGATACAAATGCAGCTTATGATTTAGGTAATGCTGAATACAAAATAAGACATTTATTTTTGTCCGACAACACCATGTATATTGGTGAAAAACATAGTGTAGGAGTTGATGATGACGGTGAGTTGAAGTTCCGTAAAAGAAAAACAACTGCTTTACCTGCAGATATTGCTAGCATCGGTGGTGCGTCTATTGAAGGTGCTATTGCATATGCTAATGCTAATAATCCAGCACACAGTACATATCAAATTTTGAGTCAAACATCAGATAATGTTGTTGCTGTACCAAGTTCATATTCATTTAATGGTGAATACGACGCAGCAAAAACATTAGGACTTACAAAAGGGTCATATGTATTTTCTGGAAGCTACGATTCTCATCCTCTTGGATTTATTTTTTCAGACCCTTCACATTTTAATGTCACAGGTGGATCTGTTGATTCAACAGATGGTAATGGCGTTACATATTACACAGGAACCATTACTTTAGAAATATTGGATGATTTCGGAACAGCATCTTACATCTGTGCTGTTCATGGATATATGGGAGGTCAAAATAGATTATCATATGTTTCAACAATAGCAACTAACTTATCAGGTGTTACTACCAAAAATATGATTGATTATGCTCAAAGTTTAGGAAACAATACTTTGACAGAACAAGATTTATTTAATGTAAATGACTATGAAGATAATACAAAGGTTATTAAACCAAATACTAAGATTGTTCCAACTATTGCTGGTGGAATTAGTGTAAATGCAACTCCTCAAGCATTATCCATGATTTCATTAGTACCTGGTACATGGATAATAAATGCAAATGTCGGACTTACTTCAACTTATGATTCTGGTGATAATATATTAACAGGTTTAACACTAAGCGTTGGTGTAGGAGCAGCTGTAATCAATCCAGAAATTTCTATTCAAAAAACATCTACCACTCCAATTTATACACTTGTTAATGGTAATGAAATCTATGAAAACATGTCAACAACTCTCGAAGTAACCGAACCCACAGATATTCATTTGATGATTGCTGTAACAACAACAGATCCTTTACAGACAACACCTTCTTGTAAATTCTTTGCAAGATTAATTTAATCAAAGGTTACAAAAACATTTTTATTGAAATAATATAGAAATAATTCAATATATATGTCATAAATATATTGAATATGAATCAAATCATACGTACATTAGACCATGAAGAGATGCAGGAAGTGATGGAACATTTTCCTGATATTGAACTTTCTTATGAGACCGTTCCACATAAGAAAGTTTCCAAGTCATATAATTTGTGTATGGCAATTCCGTATGGGGATAAAAAAGTGTTTGTATGGTTTACATATTTAGGTGATCGAGACGTTTGTTTTACATTAGAATTGAATCGTTATAAAAAAGTTACAAAAGTAAATTTAGTAATAATGGATGTGCCATTAATATTAGCAAAAAACACAATATTTTACGGTACAATTTTGGAAAACGGTATTTTTATTATGGAAGATATTTACTATTATCAAGGTGAAACGATGAAGAGTTTATATTTTGGTGAAAAGTTAGGTTTTATGGAATTATTTTTCAAGGATTTAGTAAAATGGTCAAATACGAATTTTGACAAAGATACTTTGAAGATTCCATATGAAATGGGAAAAGATTTAGCACCAAAATTTTTGAAAGTATTTCATTTACCATACATATGGACTATATCAAATAATGAATCGTATGATTGTTTTTATGAAGTTCCAAGTAAATATTTAATGGAAGGATGTTACGAAATACATCATACACAATTTAGATGTTTGAGTGAATTGGCACCTTATATGAATACATTTCCAGTTAGAAAAAACATAATAAAAAAAGTAGATGACAATTCAAAAATAATGATGATGATGCAAAATAGGAAAAATCCGAAATTTCGTATGGATTTTAAAAAACCACAATATAAGATGAAAACCGTTTTTATAGTGAATGCAGATTTACAATACGATGTATATCATTTAAGGGCATATGGTCGTAATAAGTCTCTAATATATTATGATGTTGCATATATTCCAAATTATGATTGTAGTGTTTATATGAATAAATTATTTAGAAACATTAAGGAAAATTTAAATTTAGATTATATTGAAGAAAGTGATGATGAAGAAGACTTTGAAAATATTGCGTTGGATAAATATGTAGATTTAGATAAATCTTTAATGATGGAATTTAACTTTCATTCAAAATTTAAAAAATGGGTACCACAAAAAGTATTACAAGGGAATCAAAAAGTAGTTCATATAAATCAATTAGTAAATGGATTTCAATAATATTTACCTTTTTTTCTTTACAGTATATATAATGACACAGTCTGTATTGCCACAAAGTGCTGTAAGCAGCACACACCCAGGTATGTCCACATTCAATAGTAACCAAATAGGTGGAAAGGGAGGAAAGAAGAAACGTATTGGAAGACCAAGAAAGCCAGGAAGACCTTCCAAGAAGGCTTTGAAGAAGAGTGCTGCAGCAAAGGCTGCCAGAAGACACTCTAAGGCAACCCGTAAATCTCACCCAAAGAAAAAGTCCAAGCCAACAAAGACAAAGAAGGGATTTTTTTATTAAATTAAAAGTGTATAATTCATAATATATTTAATATACTATGAATTAAAAATTAAACCATATTATATAATAAAAGTAATTATAATGTATGTAATATTTGTTCATATAACTGGAATAGCCTTAATTGAAATCTTATTTTATTTTTTGTATATTGGTAAAATGGAAACAAAAATGTTTATAAAAAATATTAATCATTTATTAAAATCAGAAGAAGGACAAATTAATTATAATATGTATAATACATCTTCACTACCGAATGATTCTAGTGTATTAGAATATTATCAATTACGTGCAAATAATGGAGAAAAAGACAGAAATAATCAAAATAATTTACTTTTAAGAGATGCAATAATAGGTTTTGTCGTTATATTATCAATTACTTTGTTTGTAGTTATTTGTGAATATAATCTAGAAAAAAGAAAAATTACTCGTATAAGATCGATGGATTCAGTAAGAAATGTTTGCATTGAACTTACAGAATATACTCCAACAGTAAATAATCAATCACAAGATACGTCAAATGAAGATCTACTTACAGATAATAAATATAAAATTATAAATCATTTAGGTCATGCAGTTATTTATGCTGTATTATTAATATCATTCGAATATTGGTTATTTAATTTTATAATTGTCAAATATAAAGTAATAAGTAACGAAGAAATAGAATATTTGTTTGCAAAAAAGCTTGAAGAAAAATTCTGATTATTTATTTTTGAATTCTCCAACTTGAATTACAAGATCTTTTAACTTATCATTTTGTGTTGTAGATGCATCTCTTAATTTACTCAATATATTATGTTCTACATGAATATTTTCACTAATCTTATTTATAATATTTTCATTATTCATAATATCATTAAAAACACGTCTTTGTTCATTATAATTAATCGACTCTACATTTGATTTTAAATGACACAACAAATACTTTTCAGGACCTAAATTGTCAATAACTTCATTTATTTTCATCTGATTTTCATTCAACAAACGCTTAATAATATAATCCGTTAGTGTTTGACTAATTATATTTTCTTCGTCACAATATTTTACAGAAATTGCTAAATATAAATTTCCAAATATATCAGCCATAGTACCAGATAACATTTGATCGCGCTTTATTTTACCACCCTGTAATGCTACAAAATTTGTTAAACAAGCATAATCAATAATTTGTTTGTTTAATTTATTATATGATATAAAATTAAAACTCTTTGCATACAACCCAAGAGAATGTAAAACTATTTTATTAAAGTTTTTAGAAAAGGCAGGTAAATTATTATCTAATAATGATTCTAATAAAGGAAAAATATGCGGATGACTTTTATTTAAACCTTGTGCAAAAATAATTAAAGATCGTGTTAAAGTGTTTGAACCTTCTACGGTTATTCCAATAGGTGCTGCTCTATAAAATTTTTCAAGAAAGTTATTTTCTCCTAAACAAATTGCAGAACCTCCTTGTATATCTAATGCTTCATTTAAAACAATACGTCCTCTTTCTGTTGTTTGTTGCTTCATAATAGCACTAATTACCGATGGAGATACATTTGAATCAATTATATTATTTGTAAGAGCAACTGAACTCTGTATAATCCATGTATGATATACCATGTTTAAAAACTTCTCTTGAATAGCCTCCATCGATTTAAGTGGCATTTTAAACTGTTGACGTGTTTGAATATAATGAAAAATTCCATAACAAGCTACTTTACTACTTGCATTTGCTGTCGCTGGAAGACTTATACCACGACCAGCAGATAAACATTCCATCAACATTTTCCAACCTTTTCCTATATTTTCTTCTCCACCAATAACATTATCTACAGGAATCAATAAAGAACCTTTTAATGTTCCATTTGGAAAACCAGCATTCATAGGATTATGATGAGTCTTTTGTTCTAAACCACACGTTCCACCTTCAACTAATGCTACAGTAATTCCACATGAGCCTTTATCCAATAATTCATATGGGTCTTCTAAATTAAATGCAAGACCTACTAAATTAGATACAGGAGCTAAAGTAATATATCTTTTATTTATTGTAATATCGATAACCTTTTTACCTTTATGCATTATTACAGTACCGGTATCAATATTACCAGTAGCATCTGAACCATTATTAGGTCCAGTCAATCCAAAACAAGGAATGTATGTACCATCTGCTAATTTTGGTAAATATTTGTTTTTTTGTTCTTCTGTACCATAATGTGTAATTAATTCTCCGGGTCCTAATGAATTTGGAACCATAGCAACTACGCCTAATGCTGGATCTACACTAGCTATTTTTGTTAAAATATTTGATAACTCATTTGTAGACAATTTTATACCACCATATTTTTCATCTATCAAAAAACTAAAAAACTTTTTCTTTGCTAAATATTCTATCCAATAATTATTATCATTATTTGGATATATCTTCTTATCAACTGAATTCTTTTCATTAAACTCTAACAATAAATTTTGTAAAATTTCTTTAGGAAACTTATTTTCCATTTTGTTTGAATTTGGTAAATTCATAATGTTACCAAATAAAATTTGACGATCTACTGATGTTCCACCACTTGTAAGTGCTAACATTTCCGTTGAAGAAATTTTTGGAATTTTTTTACGAATATTATTAAAAATGTATCTATACATTCTAATATAATCCTATATCACAAAATTTATAGATAAATATTATAATTATTTATAAATGTTTTTCTATGTATAATTAATTATCCAAAAATATACTATATTAATAATCTATAAACGAAATGCTTGATTCAAAACCAAATTTAATTACTTATTTATTTAAAGAATATATCAAAGAAAACAAACTTACAGTTAGTGTTGTTACCGGATTAAGTGTTATTATTGCATTAATACAAACACACGGAATTAATGCTTTTGTTGCAAAATTAATAGAATATACAAAAGATGGTTCTAAAGATGCTATATGGAATGCATTCTATATTTTGTCTGGTCTATATGTACTATATCAATCTCTTTACTATATTTTTTATGAATTCCAAAATAGTATTATTTACACTATGAAACCATGGGGACGATATAAACTATTAGATATGATTATGCAAGTCAATACAATAAACTTTAGTGAAGAAAATTTTGCATCTCTTGTTTCTCCCATGAATCGTGTTGCAGATCTATTTGCATGGCTATTAAGTGATATGGCATCATATATTTTTCCTGATGTTATTTTTACACTCATTACTGGATTTTATTTCTTTCAATTAGATGCAAAGTTCTCTGGTGTATTCCTTATTGGAAATGCATTAATTATATTATTTTATTTCTGGAGATTCAAAGGTTTAGAAAAACTTAATCTTAAATACGAACATCAAATGACCGAAACAGAAGAAAAACTTATCGATATGCTCAACAATATGGATAAAATTGTTTTTCGTGCCAAAGCAAATGAAGAATCTATTATTTATAAAAAACTTGCAGATCAAAATACCAAAAATGGTTTAGATTATCAAAGATCATCAAATATTACCAATACTGGAATGCATGTTATTATGACAATTATATATTTAGTATCAATTGGATTCTTAGTTAATTTATCTATTAAAAAGAAAATCAAACACGTTGATTTCATTACTTCTCTTACATTATTGATGGTATTTAGAGAAAAATTAATAGGAACTTTTGAACAACTTCCACAAATTATATCTTATTTTGGACGTATTGAAAACGCCACAAATCATATGAAACACGTTAATGATAATTTTATGGATATTGTCAATAAACCTTCAACCAAAAAATACAATCTCAAATTTGAAAATTTTAAATTCGAAAATGTTAACTACAAATACCAAAATAGTGAAAAAATGGTACTAAAGAATAAAAATCTTGAAATTAATCCTCAAAAACATAGTATTGTTGGAATTACCGGACCTTCTGGGTGTGGAAAAAGTACCATATTAAAACTTTTAATAAAAGTGTACCCTTTACAAAGCGGAAAAATACTTATTGATGGAGTTGATATCAAAGATATGGACCCATTTGAACTAAGAAAAGATATTACTTATGTTAATCAAAATGCCAAATTGTTTGATAAAAAAGTCGTTGAAAACATGTTTTATGGGTGTAACGATACAGAAAAATGTAAATCATTCTTAGACCAAGTTATGAAATATCCTAAAGTTGCAAAACTTTATCAAAATGTTGATATTAATAATAAAAAATCGGGACAATCCGGTGAAAATCTATCCGGAGGACAACGCCAAGTTGTTAATCTAATTAGTGGATTCATTAACCCATCTAAAATACTCATTTTGGATGAACCTACTAATGCTCTTGACCCTGAACTAAAACGTGAAGTTATACAAATCATACAAGACTTGAAAAAATACAAACAAAATGTATTTATCATTAGTCATGATCAAGAAGTCTTCAAAATATTTGATGAAGAAATCAAAATGTAATTAAATTCCTAAATATTCTAGGTTCTCAAATACTATTTTGGTTCTCAAATTCTCTAAAAAATTTTGTGTATAAAAAATACAAAATTTTTGATTACATTATTTTTCTTGTTTTTTTCAAACAAATTTATTTTAAGAATTTGAGAACCAAAATAGGATTTGAGAACCTATATTGAAAAAATTGATTGCTTTTTTTATAAAAATACTAAGATTATAAACTCATATATAAACTCATATTTAATATAATATATTATGGCTTCTCAAACACAACAAATCGCTTCTGTTCAATTCAACAATAATCTCTTGTTACAAGGAGATGAAGAACAGTTGAACAATTGGATATATGGATATGGTAATAAAAGTATATACATTCAAACACTTTATCAAGATTTTACAGAAGAAAACTTGAGAACAATCTTCGAATACTTTGGTGAAATCTTTCGCGTAGATATTGTAAAGAAAAAAGAAGGAAATATGAACATGGGATTCGTGCATTTTAGATATTGGTATTCTAATCCGATTATTGAAACACATCTACAAAACATCACAAAACAATATCCTAAAGCATATGATATACCACTTGTCGGAATGCCAATTCAATACTTGAAATGTCGCATTAATACAAATCCTATTGAACCTGATATAGTTTACAATAATGTACAACTTACTGATATGGCAGACCGCATTCGTAGAGATTATGAAGCTCTTAAATGTGAAAATGATGATCTCAGGAAACGTCTTTTCAATCTAGAACTTATAATGAAAATCAGAAATAATGTAAATCCTACTAACTAAATTCAAACAAAATACATAAATAGGCAATAATTACAAAAAACCTTAAAAAAAGCCCTTTTTTAATATTCCTAAATATTCTAGGTTCTCAAATACTATTTTGGTTCTCAAATTCCTAAAATAAATTTGTGTGTATAAAATTCAATATTTTTGCTAAAGTATTTTTTAGGGGATTTTTTAAACAGGTTTCATTTTTTAGAATTTGAGAACCAAAATAGTATTTGAGAACCTGGATTCATAAAAACCTTCAAAAATAGTCCTTTTTTAATATTCCTAAATATTCTAGGTTCTCAAATACTATTTTGGTTCTCAAAATCTTAAAATAAATTTGTGTGTATAAAATTCAATATTTTTGCTAAAGTATTTTTTAGGGGATTTTTTGAAGGGTTTTCATTTTTTAAAATTTGAGAACCAAAATAGTATTTGAGAACCTAGAATTCATAAAATAATAATAATAATAATATATATATGAATCGTCAAATTGAGAACTTTGTAATTATATACGTGTGTGTAATTATATATGGATTATTAACAATAATTTACAGAGAAATAACTAATAGAGATTTTTCAAATAAAAAATATTTTTATAAATGTAACCATTGGTGTATCGGACATATTATTAATTATTTCTTATTGGGATATTTATCACCGGATTATATAATTTATGCATTTATAATTGGAATATTATTTGAGTATTTTGAAATATATTTATCTAAAATAACTAAATATGTATATGGAGATGTTCTAAGAGATGGTATTATAAATTTTATTGGATTAGCACTAGGATATATGACATTTTTACTTTTCCCTAATAATATAGATTTGTATAGTTATATTGAAAAACTATCATTAAAGTCAAATGTATGAAATCAATTCTTGTGTTTGTTCTTCTTCTGACAACTGAATCATACATACACCACCTTCTTTTGTATCTTTTTTAGTTTGTTTCTTTGCACAACCATTAGATGCATTTGGATCGAAATCTACTTTCCATTCATTACAGTTCTCCATATTAACATATTTTCCACTGGTATTGTGTATGATTTTATAGTTACATTTTTTATAAAAACGTTTGCGGGTTTTCCACTGATTTTGGAATGTATCGTGTAAATCAATTATGTCCACCACAATAGGATTTTCATGTTTCGATCTCAAAATACGTCCTACAGATTGTTCTATATCAGTTTTAGGGGTTGCCATTATGAGTGTGGATAGTGTTTTAATATCTAATGCCTCTGCAGCCATAGCATATGTAGCTAACACAATTTGTTTTTCTTCGGTTTCTTTCAAAGCTTTTTCTTTCATACCTCCTACATAATATCCTACAGTTCCAATTTCTTTGTGTTTGATAGAATCGTGCAAATATGTTAAAAGTGAACGATTGTGTGCTAATATCATGATTTGTTTTTCGTTGTTTTCCAACAATAAATCGTGTGTGACTTTTACGATGAAATTTTTGCGTGGATTAAAATCGCATAATTTACTGATCATGGTGCTATATTTAGGATTTCCTCGAAAGTCGTATTCCATTTGTATGAAATCCGAATCAGTATGTTGAAATTGAATGCCTCTAACTATAACTGGGTCCTCTTTTTCGGAATCATCATGATATATCTTGTCGCCAATAAACATATGTAATACACTTGTTAATCCATCTTTTCGGTCTACCGTGGCAGAAATTCCCAACATATACGGAGTAACTGTTTTCAATAAAGTTTTTGAAAATTCTTCACTTCCAATTCGATGAACTTCGTCAATAATAGTAAGTCCAAAACTATCGAATGAACCTGTAGGAAAATCTCGACTATACATGGTTTGAATCATTCCTAATACAATATCACGATCGTCAATTTCGAATTTAGGACCTTGTATTTTTCCGATGCGTGCTGATGGTAAAAATTCTCCAATACGCTCTATCCATTGATTCATTAAGAATTCTTTATGAACCAATATTAAAGTCTTTTTCTGGATCTTGCTAATGATGTTTAATGCCATCACCGTATTATGTGTAACTGTGAAATCACCTAAGACAAAACGCCTATTTCCATCTATTTCAAATCCATAATAATCATCTATATCTAATAATTCTATGTCAATTTCATACACCATAATATCATTTGTTGGAGTAATAAGAGATTTTGGAGGAGGTTGTTGAAAAACTATTTGTGCTCTATATCCTAAATAATCTTGTCTGTTGTTTAGAGAAAGATAATCCAATACACAAATATCTTTGATTTCATTTGTGTTTTTATGTTTTAAAGATAATATATGACTTTCATTAACAATATATGGGTCGCCCTTTTTCGGAATTACTTTATACATTTGTTCTTTTCCTCTAGCTAATGTTAACACATTTCGTGGTGTTGAATCATCTCCCATTATAACATCACCTACACGGACATCTTGAACTAATTTAATATTACCATCATACATTAATATTGGAGTATCTTTACCTAAACATTTACCTTTACCACAACCAACTTCGAGTATACCACCGCCACCGATTGAGTCATCTTTACTAACGTGATTCAAATAAACGTCTATAATTTCTGTTTGATAATCCCGAAGGGTTTTGGTGAATTGTAGATCAGATGGTTCTCCAATAGAAATTTCACTTTTGTGAGGTTTTCCGTATCGTTTTTCGCCGTAAAATCTTGGAATATAAAGTTTGTTAGGACTTTCACGATATACTGGAAAAGAAACAATATCGGTGGGTGCTCCCATATTAATTCCTGGTTTGGCTTTTAGAAAGAGGTCTTCTTTAAGGAAATTTAGGTCTTGTTCGGATAATATAGATTTAGGTATAGTGTATCCTCTACGTCCTAAATAGGCTTTTTCACACACATCGGATTTGTATGATTCAGAAAGTGTAAAAGAAGGTATTTCTGTTTTAGTTTTTTTGTCATTTTTCCAAGCAGATTTTTTGAATGAACTCATATGAATATCAAAAATAGTTTTACTAATATATCTTAATTAGTGTTTATTTCACTTCAATTTTTTAAGATTTGTTTTATATATTTTGTTTTCATATAGTATATAATTAAATATGAAGTTGTCTGATTTTTCTAAATCCCTATCTACTTTAGAAATTGTAGTATTGGTAGTATTTGTCGTTTATTTGATTTTTCCATTACCAACACCTCAATTAATTGCTCCTTTTATTAATGGTTCATTTGGAATGCTAACAGTATTTATTGTGGTAATTCTTATGTTTTTATATACAAATCCTATTTTAGGAGTAGTATTCATTTTTGTGGCATATGAATTATTGAGAAGAAGTGCTGCAGTTTACAAGGCTCAACCTATGATGAAGCATAGTCCAACAGAACGTAAGAAAACTCAAGAAATGGTAAGAATGAATCCTCCAAAAGAAACCACTTTGGAAGAACAAATTATTACAAAAATGGCACCTGCACAAAAAAAGTTCATTCGCGATGATAGCGGAAGTAATTTCAAACCAGTATATGATTTGATTAATGGTGCTTCAAAGGCATAATTATTATAAAATAAATACAATATTAATATTTTATTTATTTGTATAGAAAAGTTCTTTAGGAAATTAAAAGTTTTTATTCTTCATCATCATCATCATCGCCTTTATTTGCGTTTGATTTAACGACATAGAAGATTATAATATAAATATCAAGTAATGTTCCGAAAAACCATAATGAAATAGAATTTGTTGCAAGCAATATACTCATAGTAATAACAAATAAGAATATGAAAATACCAAAAACTTGAATACTATTAAAAACACTCATATTTTCTGTAAAGAATTCAGCTAGATCTTGTTGTATATTTTCAACAACATATTGATTTGGATCATTTTCATCAGGTTGTTCACCATCTTCAGGTTGTTCACATCCAATCATTTCTGAAAAGTCACTATCTGGACTAATTTTAAAGAAATAGATACGTAATAAAGCTACAATAAAAAATATAAAAACTAATAATGCAGTTGTTGTTTTACCTTTACTATTAGTTTTAACTCCGGTACTTAATAATGAATAAATAAACATAATCATTACAACACATATGTAAATATCTGCAGAATACAGTCTTCCAGCCTTAGCCATACATGTAGCTAATTTTGGATTATCATTTACAAGATCAATAACGAATTGTTTATAGAATGAAGGTGCACCTAAATATCCAAAAATCATGACAAGAAAATATGATGTAAAACTAACAACAGATTTAATGTATTCATATTCAGAGTCTTTTAGACTATATTTACCTTTTAAAGGAATTTCTAAACTGGCTTCATGTTCAACTTCAGGTTCTATTTCTTCTATAGGTTGACAATAAGCTGTGGATGTTTTTGTTTTGCCTTTACTTTGAAATCCTTCTACATTAGGTGTAGGAGTAGTTGATTGTAAATATTGTCTGGAAGCAATAATAATTTGGTATGATTCATCATAATCTTTAACTACATCAACCATTTGAAAAGCATCAAAAGACGATTTTACAACAATAGGATTTGTAAATAATATAACATATTGTTCAGTCAAATATCCAGGACTTTCATACAAAATAGTTTTGATTTCTTTTTCACCGATGAGTTCATTAATATCATATGTGATGCTACCTTCATTTTGTGCAATAATTTTATCTATATATGTTTCTTCTGAAGAAGTATTTGTTTTTAAAGGAATACATACATATAATGGTTTAAATCCATTTGTGCTAGATACATGTTCAATTAAAAGTTCTCCATCAAATTCTACAGAGTCTATGGTATGAACTTTTTTGGAAATGTATAGATTTTTAGTTACATAACCAGATTCATATTCTGCATAGTCGATGTTAATAATATTGGGTTGTTGAGGATATGCAACTTTGATGTATCCGCCATTTTCTATAGTTTTTTCGTATTGAGTTTTATATATTTTATGTGTTGGATAATGATAGTATATTTTATCAAAATCACCTATTTCTTTAGTGTTTATATTAAATGACATGTAGTATATAATTATAATACATATAATTATACGACTATGAAATTCGAATCGTTCCTAAAAATACTGAATTCAACCAAAGGTATCTTCATAGGTATGGAATATATCTGAATGTTCCGTTTTCATATAAAGTCACGCTGAATGTATCATTATAACCCTCTACATAAACCTTGTCGCCATTATATAAATCGTTACATCCATATTCGCCTGAACAGCTTTTACCATTTAAACTAATAGGTAATCGTGTATTCATATTTCCGGTTGTTGACATAGTATAATATTGCCATTTATCACGACCAGTTTGTTGTTTTCTTCCCATAAGAGGTAAAATTAAATCATCTGACTTTCCATTTAAAGTTTGGTGTTGTTGACTTCTTGTTAAAATACCAACTTGAGTATAATCCATATTGGTTCCTCGTGTTTCAATATTAACAGGAACAGCTCTACGAGGTTGTGTTTGAATAATGTGTGAATTATTTTCGGGAGGATCCAACAAATTATGTATAGCGTTTACTGGTGGTTGATTGCGACTGTCAACACCAATTTGTATAATAGGAGGCATATATTTAGCACTGGATTCTTTAAATAAGTCTGATGATTGTGTTGGAGTTTTAACAAATATAGTGTAATAAAAAAATGAAATCATGAATATGATAATAAGTAATAAAACGATAGTCATATTTTCAATACATAACATACCTGGTGCACATTTTTTTGGCATGTTATTCTATTTATATATATATATATCATACATAGATAAATAGATATATTGGATTAAAAATTACGATAATAATTTTTTGATTCTGTTAAGTGTAGAAAAGGCATGATTTTTATCATATTTTGGTGGTTTTGGAAATTTTGACTTACAATAGTAACATTTTCGCATAACTGAGTCTGGGAAATGAATAATGTGTATTCCTGTTCCTAAACCATCTGGTTCAGGACTATAAATATATTTGTCTATATCTTCAAGGAAACACCAAACGTCTTTTTCTATTTTAGTTATTTCAATTTCAGTCAACCACTCCAAGAAGTAAAATGTTATTTTGAAAGGTAAGTAAATAATACGTCCAGCAATATCCAACATATACCATAAGAAACACTGAGGAAGATTAATTATACCGTTAATTCCACACATGAAAAGATCTACTAACCAAGGTATAAATTTTACAAAAAACCACGGTACCGCTTGCATAGCAAACCATGTCCAAATCGTATACACTAATAACTCAGCGAATGCAATAACAACCATAATAATTATAAATACGATGGCGTAAATGTTGGAAGCAACAAAATTACCAAAAAATGTAGCAACTTGTGTAATAGTTCCTTGAATACTACTTTTAACGGCTTGAAATACACCCATAATGGATTGACCTAGAACAACTGGATCTAATGGACCTGGAAATGCCATATTTTAATTATATTCTATATAAATTGTAGAATATAATGTGAGGATAATAATTAATTTATGATTTATTCTTTATTTTGCGTAGGATTAAAGAATGACATATTTTTGGAAATACCGTTAATAGTATCTAAAAGTGGTTTATATTGATTGATACTACTTAACATTTTTTCTTGTGCTAAAATCACTCTATCTGAATTTTTTTCATATTCCATTACACTATTTTTATCATATAAATCAACTTTATTGAAAGATTCTTTTAAACGATTTTCAGAGTTTAATGCTAAATCAAGATCTTGTGATTCTTCTGCATTATTTAGTTCTAAAGGACTTTCAGAACTAGGTGTAGGTGTAGTATTTCCAGATAAATCTTCTGTTTCTTCATCATCATCATCATCATCTTCATCTTTAGTTTCTTGTTCTTCTTCATCGTCTTCAAATCCTTCTACTATATTTTTACTGGCGTTAGGTCCCAACATGAGTATATTTGTAGCGGCAAGAGCAACACAAATAATTACTAACATATTTTTACTAAAATAACGGGTTAAAATACCAACTAATAAAAGAATTGTTGCAAAATAAAAGTTTCCAGATTGTAATAAATATACAAGTTGAATTAGAGCAATAATAAAGAATGCATATAACAAAGGTTTATTATATAAAATTGAAATGTTTGATTTATAATTGAATATACTTTTTCCTAATTTTGAAATATCTTTCAAAATATTCATAATTGACTATAATATATATATAGAAATAGATAGAATCATAAAAAATATTTATCTAATTATTTTCTTCATAGTCATCAACATAATTTGGAGGAATACATTCTCCAGAATAAATATCTAGAACTTCTTTAACAACTTCTTCACGTTGTATATCAGTTTTTTCAAATTCTAAACTGGTAATGCTGGATGAACGTTTTCCTTTAAACTTTTGCAAAAAATCTTCTAAACCATTTATTGTTTCAGGTTTATCATATTGTTCTAAATCACCAGTAATGACTAATCGACTGTTTTCTCCTAAACGAGTCATTAACATTTTCATTTGTGCTATAGTAGAGTTTTGCATTTCATCGGCAATTAACCATGTATTTTTAAAAGTACGACCTCGCATATATCCCAAAGGAGCTATTTCAATTGATTTTTCTTCCATATATGTAAGAACCTCTTTTGGATTTAAAAACTGATATAATACATCATAAATAGGACGGACCCATGGAGCCATTTTTTCCTCCAAAGTACCTGGTAAATAACCTAAATCTTCATCTACTGAAACAGATGGACGTGTGAATATTAGTTTATCATATTTTCCTGTAATAAAATTTTTGACACCATATTCTGTACAAAACATAGTTTTTCCTGTTCCTGCTGGTCCAGTTGCTACTATTATTTTTTTGTTTTTATTTTTTAAAAAATTTTCATATTGTTCTTGATTGCGGTTCTTTGGTTTTGAAAATTTATCCTCAAATCTATTTTTTTCACTTTGTGACATATATTTAATATTTTCAAATGGTCTAGGTATTTTTTCTCCAGAGTTTTTACTATCATCGCTCTTATTATCAAGTAATTCTTCTTTTGGAAAATCAGAATAATATGTATTAATTAAAGATTTTTCGGACTGCTTTTTAGGTTTCCTACCTCGACGTTTTTTTTCGAGTTTTGGCTGGTCACCTAAGAAGTTATCGCAAATATTCATCTCTTTTTACATTACTAAAGGACTTTATTTTTTTTATATTTTATCGTTTACTGGTATAAATAATTATTAATTACTATTGTTATTAATAATGCTGTTGTTTATTATTTTATGATTATAATTATATATAATGGATTATATTCATTTTGGAGATATTTTAGCTATTCCATTTTTCTTTTTATTGACTTTGTATTTCATGTATAAAAAGAACAAAACATATTTTGAGTATATTTTGTATGGCTTTAGTATTTGTGGATTAATAGTTGATATATATTTTACTTATTATTATGTGTATGCAGATAATACTCTGAAATAAAGTATATTATTTATATATAGTATTTGATGTATGAAAAACAATAAAGATTTTGTAGATATTTTGAATAATTCTTCTCTAGACAAAAAAAAAATATATAATCAAATTAAGAAAAATACAAAACCAACAGATATTCCTGGAAAATTAGTTAAAAGTATTGATACAGCTAGAACACATTATAATGAATCAAAGTTGTATTTGACACCTCAACAAAAAGCTATAATATTACATAAATTAAAAAGTACTTCACCAAAAAAAATGAAAAAAGAAGCAATTAAAAATATAGATATAATCATAAAAGATGCTAATCCAGAAAAAGAAAGAGAATATAAAGCTTTAAAAAAAAAGATAAGTTTTATGAAAATTAAAAACATGGGTCATGAAAAACGTGGAATGGCGTCTAAATTATTTTTATCTATTACACACGAAGAAAAAAACAAAAAAGGTAAAAATAAAACTAAAAAATCAATAAAAAAGGGTAAAAAGGGTAAAAAGATAAAATCTAAAACATTAAAAAAAATGAAAGGAGGTTCAGCAGCAGCAGCAGCAGCAGATCCTTCTTTGTACGTTGACATATTTGATGCAATTTATTACACTATTGGAGATTTTCTGTTGATTCCTGCATGGTTAGTTGTTAGTATTCTTGGTATATTATTGTATTCTTTGGTTGAAATATTTCAATATACTATTGGATCTGTTGTTACAACAACTACAGATGGAGTTACAACTACAACTGGATTAATAGATTGGGATAGTCTTTATAAATTTTTACAACTTGATAATGGTTTTTTTAATTTTGAAGCTCCTGCTAGTTTTTTTGCATCTATGGGAAGTTGGCCTGGTGAATTATTAACAGATGGTCAAATGATTGCAGAAAACATACCAGGAGTTATGACAGATTTAGTTCAAAATGATATTGTGAAGACTGGTGAACTTATTGGTACTGGAATTGAATATGGTGCAATACCATTTGTTGAAGGTGTTGGTGAAACTGGACTAAACATAACCGGTAATGTTGTTGGCGAAGTTGGTAATGCAGCAGCTGTAGTAGGTTCGACAGTTGGTAGTGCAGCAGTTAGTTTGTATCCAAGTATTTCATCAGTATTTGGATTATGTTTGAAAGTTGTATTAGGTGAAGCATTTTTAGCTGCATTATTAACATCTATTCCATTTTATTTATATTATGAAAGAGAGAATTTAAAAAATGCATATGATAATGTTTCAAAATATGGGTGGATAATATCTTTATTTCCTATGGATATAGATGCAGATAGTAATTTTTACTGTGAAGAAAAAATAGATTTAGATAAAGAAATCAAAAAAGTGGAAATATTGTTTGATGTAGAAAAAATATTGAAATATCCAAAAAGTCTAATGAAAATCATAGAAGAATTGAAAATAAATGGACGACAATTGAATGAATTTCAAGAATTAGTTGAAAGTGACTTAAAAAACATAGATGTGAATATATTTACAAGACAAGATATGTTTGAAGAAGATTTCAAAAAATTTAGAAAACAAATCAATATTTCAAAAAATATAGAATTTACAAGAAAAATTATTTCATTTAGAAAAAAAATCATCGAAAAAACTACCGAATTAATTGTTTCAATAGAAACTATGAAACAAAACGGAACTTTTCAAAATAATGAACCATTAATTCGTGTTTTGATTGATAAAATCAAAAATTCGGTAAAAGAAACTATCAGAAACGGATATTCTTATTGTAAAGAAAAAAGCGGTCAACAAGAATCTGAAAGTGAAGAAATAAGTAAAAAAAATAAAACAAAAAAAAATAAAACCAAATAATGTATTTTATAATAAATATATTTTTATAAAATATATATGCAAATATTTGTAAAAACTCTTACTGGAAAAACTATAACATTAGAAGTTGAATCCAGTGATACCATAGATGATGTTAAACGAAAAATTGCAGACAAAGAGGGTATTCCCCCTGACCAACAACGACTAATTTTTGCGGGTAAACAACTCGAAGACGGACGCACATTATCCGATTATGGAGTCCAAAAAGAGAGTACAATTCATTTAGTTTTAAGATTAAGAGGTGGTAAATATAATTAAGCATACATTTGTTGCCAAGTGTTTCCATCTTGCCAGTGTATTTTCCTTCCTATCATTCTTGCGTAATATACATTTTTGTGTATTTTTTCTGATTTCATACTAAAATCTACTATAAAGTTATATTTTTTGTCTTTATAATCAAATAATTTAGTCTTTTTGGCGGTTGCAGCCCAATATCCTTTTTTTTCTTCATCTGAACCGTATGCTCCATTAATTATGTATGAATCTTTGCTAATTTTATTTACAATACGTAAACAACCTCCATGATTTGGATCAAAATAATAAAGACTTTTATCCATTATATAATGTGGTTATAGAATTTTATATAATGAATAATTGAATTATATAAAATAAATTATATAAAAAATAACTTTGTTGTATTATATTGTATTTATAATACTCCCATAATGAGTTCATTTGATTCTACTGTAGACGTATTGACAAATTTAATAGAAAATGAATCATTTGATGAATTGATTGATAAAATCAATACTAATGATTTAAAAATAGAACCGTTTTTGATGGATATTTTGCCTGAAATATTAAATAAATTGACAAATAAGAATAGTATGACTAAAGCCAAAGAGGTTGGTGAACAAATAATAAAAAAGATGAATCCATTTGCTATGAAGCAATACATGAATATTTTGTATGAGAATTTTGGATCTATGAAATGGCAAATAAAGAAGGGAGCCCTCATTTTATTGGGTTCTTTTGCAAAACATCAATCAAGTGTAGTGAAGTTTAATTTATCCGATATGATTTTGAGATTGATTGATATGGCTAGTGATATTAAACCCGAAGTGAAGCAACAAACCCAAGTATGTTTTGAAGAGTTGTGTTCTGTTATTGATAATGTAGATATAATAAAAATAATTCCTGATGTAATCAAGGCCTATATGGAACCAGTAAAGTATACAGAACCTGCTTTAGATAGTTTAGTTGCAACAAGTTTTATTAATGAAGTAGATATGTCAACTTTGGGTTTATTGGTTCCAATTTTAAAGAAAGGAATGTATGAAAAGAAAGTAGCGGTGAAACGTCGTTCAGCTTTGGTAATAGGTAATATGTGTAAATTAGTAAATGATCCCAGAACGGCTGCATTTTTTTATCCAGTTTTGAAACCAGTTTTAGAAAGAGGTATAGACGAGATTGCTATAGAAGAAGTAAGAAAAGTTTGTCAGAATTCTTTAGATACACTTCAACGTGTAAGTAGTGAAGCAGCTGAAATAAGTGACAATGTAATGAAATACGATGAATTGCGTAATTTAATAATAGATTGTGTTAAAAATGCTGAATTGCCAGAACAACAAGGTCGTTTATTGGATCATATGTCTAAATGTTGTGAAGGACTTATTCAATCAAACAATCGTAAATATGAAGATTGGTCATGTTGTATAGCACCTTATTTAGATTGTCAAGAAGAAATTAAAACAAAAATTATTGAAATGGTTCATAAAGAAGGAATCGCTAATTTGACTCCAGATAAAGTGGATCCTGAAGATGAAGAAGAAGATTTATGTAATGCTCAATTTTCATTAGCATATGGAACACGTGTATTGCTTCACCAGACACCTTTTAGAGTAAAGATTGGTCGTAAATATGGATTAGTGGGTCCGAATGGTGCTGGAAAGTCAACATTAATGAAATCAATTGCTGGTGGTAATTTACAAGGTTTTCCTACAGAATTAATTACAGTATATGTGGAGTGTGAGATTATTGGAGAAAAAGCAGATATGACAGTTATTGAATATATAATGACAGATGAAAAGGTCAAACAAAATGGTTGTAGTGAAGAAACAGTAAAGGAAATGTTGACTTCGATGGGTTTTGGGGTTTCGCGAACAGCAGCAGCAATAGATGCAGGTGTGAGTACATTATCTGGAGGTTGGCGTATGAAATTGGCTTTATCACGGGCGATGTTGTTAAATCCAGATATGTTATTGTTGGATGAGCCTACAAATCATTTAGATCAGTTTGCAGTAAAATGGTTGACGGATTATATAATAGATTTGAAGAAGTGTACATGTTTATTGGTTTCTCACGATACAAAGTTTTTGGATGCGGTGTGTACAAACATTATACATTATGAGAATTTGAAATTAAAGTCTTATCGCGGTAATTTGTCTGAGTTTGTCAAACAAAAACCTGAAGCTAAAGCATATTATGAATTGTCTAGTGATATTGTTGCTTTTAATTTTCCTGAGCCAGGTCCTTTGGAAGGTGTAAAATCTCTAACCAAGGCTGTTTTAAAGACAAAAAACATTCATTTTCAATATCCAACTGCTCCTCATCCACAATTGATTGATGTTTCAATACAGTGTTCTTTGGCATCTCGTGTAGCAGTTGTAGGAGTGAATGGAGCAGGAAAGTCAACTTTGGTTAAATTGATGGTAGGAGAATTGGAGCCTGATCAAGGTGGTGTAGAAAGACATCCTAATTTGCGAGTAGCATATGTAGCTCAACATGCGTTTGCTCATATAGAAGATCATTTGGATAAAACACCAATAGAGTATATTATGTGGCGTTATCGTGGTGGTATTGACAAAGAAGCTGTTCAAAAAGATTCTATTACTATGAGCGAAGAAGAAATGACTGCGATTCGTAACAAGGCTAAAGAAGAGAAGACTGGAATTGTTGAAGAGTTAAAAGCTCGCCGAACAGGAAAACGTGAACATGAATATGAAGTTGTATGGGAAGGTGATGGACGTGAAGACAGTTGGCATAGTCGTACAGAATTATTGGAAATGGGATATAAGAAGTTGTTGGATGAAAAGGATCAGCAAATTGCGGCAGAGTCTATGTTGGGTCAACGTAAATTGACTACTGGTGAAATTCAAAAACATTTGGATTGTTTTGGATTGGAGCCGGCATTTGCTGAACATACGCGAATGGGTGCTTTATCTGGTGGTCAAAAAGTAAAGGTAGTATTAGGTGCTGGATTATGGAACTTGCCTCATTTGGTTATTTTGGATGAACCTACCAATTTTTTGGATAGAGATTCTTTGGGTGCTTTAGCTTTGGCAATTAAAGAGTTTAAAGGAGGTATATTTATGATTTCACATAATGCAGAATTTTACGAAGCATTATGTCCTGAGAAATGGATATTGGAATCAGGAAGATTGACAGTAATGGGTGCTGAGTGGATGGAAGAAGTTGAAAAAGCTCGTAAAAAGGCTGAAAAATTGGCAGCTCGTCAATTAAATTTCAATAAAGAAGATGAAAAAAAAGACGCTTTAGGAAATACAATCGAAAAGGCACCAGAAGAACAAAAAGAGTTGAATCGTTCAGATAAAAAAAGATTATTGAAACTACGTAAAGATATGATAAAACGTGGTGAAGATACTTATGAAATTGACAAACAATTAGGATTAGAGTAATTTATTTTTGATTATATCTATTGGTATATATATACTTATAGATACATGACATATTCAAGAAAGAAACAAAATAATATACAAAAAAAAACAAGAAAAGTTAAATCGAAGATGCCTTTGGTTAGAAAAGGTGGAGATGAGAAAATCATTCATTTCTTTCAGCATAAAGGTATAATATTTCAAGATTTTATTTCCTATCAAAATTCCATCACAAGAGATTTAATCGAAGTGGATGAGGATCTTACCCGCTACAATCGACTCGGTGGTATCTCTTGGCTTACAGGGGCACGAGCTAATTTAATAGATTTTGTAAAAACGGGATTATTTAGCTCAACAGTTTCCATGAAAAAAAAAGAGCAATATTTAATTGATGCTATTGATATAAATAAAAATAGTCAAAATTTTCAAAAGGCGTACCCTAGTATGTTCGATAATTCTGACTATATAACAATACATAAATTAGATCTTCAAGACTCAGATGGATATAATGTGTCGAAAAGAAACATAAATGAACTTAGAGAAGAAAATCCAGGTATAAATATTATGCATTTAGCAGCTAGGTTCTGTATGAAAGAATTTTTCAAAAAAGTATTTGAATCTCATGTGATTACGAGTGATAATACTAAACTACCTGGAGAAGTAAGAGATGGTCATGGGTTAAGACCTTTACATTATGCAGCATTAACAAATAATACAAATCGTAATTATAATACAATCCACTTTATTCACTTATTAATAACAAACATTCAAATGCCAGTAGATAAAGATGCACAAACAGATAATGGAGAAACTGCTTTACATTTCGCTTGTACAAGAGGTAATCTTGAATTAGTCAAATTATTAGTTGAAAATGGAGCATCTATGAAATTATTTGATAAAAGAGGAAAAAATGCATTTCATAATGCATCCAGAGGAAAATCACCTTCACATTTGGAAATTATAAAATATTTAGATGCAAAATATAGAGAAGGAAATGAAAGAAAAGTACCAGTAAAAATAAAAACTAAGGGAAATGGTTATACATGTTTACATTATGCGGCTCGCGCATTAAATCCTGAAATGTTTAAACTGTTAATATCATTAGGTGCAGATATTACAGATGTGGATAATGTAACTAAGGATGTTCCTTTTGGTTTTGGTTTTGATCCAAATTATACACATAATATTATAGATCCAAATCATTACGAAGTAGTTGAAGAAACACGTTCAGAAGATGACTTAGATAAAGTTAGTCTTGAAAATGTACAAATCGTTATAGATTCAGGAGTAAATATTAATAATTCTAATATAAATGGTATTACTCCTTTATATATTTTATGTCATAGGTTTCAATCACATCAGTTTGATAGTATTAAAGAAATAATGAATATAGATCTTAAAAAATTATTTATAGATAATGGAGCATATCCTTATGCAAAAGTTAATGAACAACAAGGTATTATGTGTTATAAAAAAGTAGAAACAAAAAAAGAGACACTAATAGTATCCGATACCTTAGGCTTAGCAGAACTTGATGGTGTTGTAGATCCAGAAGCAACCAACAATATGACTGATTATTTTGATAAAAAGTGGGGTTCAGAATCATTAAAATACATGTTTGAAAAAAACATAGACGGTTTTAAATCATATTTAAACAAAAATCAAAATATGAGTACTGATATGGATGAAACAAAGTCAACTTTATTGCATAATCTTGTATTTTTACACAGAAATACAAAATGTATTGATTATGTGAAAGCCTTTTTGGAAGCTTATCCAGATGTAGACTTGGAAATTAAAAATGGCAAAGATCAAACGGTGTTTGATATTGCAACTGAACGTAAAGATAAAGTTATGGAAGACCTTTTATTGAATAGTAAAGGTATTAAACAAAAAAGAACTAGAAAAGGTAAAGAAAGAAAAGAACGCGAGGAAAAAGAGGAATTGAAAGACCAACAGATTAAAGAAAAAGATGATAAACTTAAACAAGAACAAAGTAAAATTCAAGAAAAGGAAAATCAACTTAAACAAGAACAAAGTAAAATTCAAGAACTTCAACAAAAATTGTTAGAAAAAGAAAAACTCTTACAAAAGAAACCTAAATCATCAAAAAAACGTTCGTCAAAAAGACAAAAACAACCATCATACTATGAAGAAGATGAAGAAGATGAAGACGATGAAGATGATTTTATTATAGAAGATGAACAAGAATATGAAAGACCGAAACCAAAAAAAACATCTAAAAAACGTAATACAAAAACTACTAAAAAACTTAAGAAAAAATATTCTAGACGTATAGTAGTTTAGAATTTTAGTATAAATTCATTTATTTTCTTTGTAATAATCAATCTATGAAACGAATATGAGTTCTAATGAGTGTATTATCATTTATTTTTCCAACTTTTTGAAATATCATCTCAAGACAGAATTTCTTTCGATATTCTTTTTGAGACATCCATAGACTATGCACACGCAGTTGTTTAATTTTCGATCGATACATTAATATTCTATATAAAGAAATATTTTTATATAGATTGAAATAAATTTAATTTTTATATTTTTTATCTACATAAGTGTATTGATTAGTAAAAATATGATTAAATTATTATAATATTTATTTAAATAAAATAAAAGTATCCATATATTATTATTTAGGAATTATGGAAGATTCTAAAATAGTACCAAGTGAAGAAAACGTTCAAAACGATCCAATTTTAACAGCAACTGAAGATAGATATGTAATGTTTCCTATTCAAGATAATGATATTTGGGGATTTTATAAAAAGTCGGTGGATTGTTTCTGGGTTCCAACAGAAATAGATTTTTCAAAGGATTTGTCTGATTGGAATGATAAATTAAATGATGATGAAAGATATTTTATTAGTATGGTTTTAGGATTTTTTTCTGCATCGGATGGTATTATTGTAGAGAATCTGGCTGTACGTTTTTTGAAAGATGTACAGTTAGCAGAAGCTCGTGCGTTTTATGGGTTTCAAATTATGATGGAAAATATCCATTCAGAAACATACAGTATTATGATAGATACTTTTATTAAAGACAAAGAAGAACAAACAAGATTGTTTAAAGCAGTAGAGAATTTTCCTTGTATTGCCAAAAAGGCAAATTGGGCAAAAAAATGGATTGGTGATAAAAAGAGTACTTTTCCTACAAGATTAGTTGCATTTGCAGTAGTAGAATCTTTAATGTTTTCTAGTAGTTTTGCGGCAATTTATTGGATAAAGAAACGTGGATTAATGCCTGGATTAACATTTTCGAATGAATTAATTTCGCGTGATGAAGCGATGCATGGTGAATTTGCTGTTGTGTTATATTCAAAGTTACAAAAGAAGATTCAGAAGAAGAAAATAATAGAAATAATAAAAGAAGGTGTAGAAATAGAAAAGGAGTTTATTTTGGAAGCAATTCCTTGTCGTTTAATTGGAATGAATTCAAAGTTAATGTCTCAATATATTGAATTTGTAGCAGATCGTTTAGCTTTACAATTAGGATGCGATAAAATATATAATTCATCGAATCCTTTTGATTTTATGGAATTAATTAGTATTGAATCTAAGGTAAATTTTTTCGAACGTACCAATTCAGAATATGCTCTTGCAAATAAAAAGATTGATGACAATATATTTGATTTTGCTGCTGATTTTTAATACATAACTCTACGAATATGTGAAGGAATCATCATTATAAAATTAATGAATTGTTTGTCCATAAATATATAAATACAATCAGGTTGTACATTAATTTTTTCATTAAATTTGGTTATATTTTCATGTATTGTATGGTCATATTCTAAATCACTCAATTGATTATTATGTGGAAATAGTAAAGAAAATCCTTCTGAACTGATAGTTATACCATTTGTAGGATTTTTATGGTTTAATTCACAGTATTTTTTATATAAAGTATATACTGTTTTTTGACCGACGTATTCTATATTTGTATTTTCATTTTTTTTGTTATCCATAATACAATCTAATTTAGTACATATTTTTTCAATAATAGTATACAAAAATTCATCAATCAATTGTTGCCATTTGATAATTTCTTCATTTAAAAAAGTTTTGTTAGTAAATATACTAGTGGGTATTATGAAGTATTTTTTATTAAATAGTTTAGGTTCCCATTCAGGTGCAACTTTAATGGGTAATTCAAATAGTGAGTAACATGCATTTTCACACATAATATTATCATCAGTTTTATGTGTTGAAAATTCATATAATTTAGATTGTTTAGGAGTATTAATAAAAATTGGTAAAATTCCACAAATATCACTAACAATATATAATTTTGAAAAATCACTTTGAAAATTATAGTCAAACAGTATAAATGAAAATACACCATCTAAAATTTTCAAAGTATATTCTAATCCAAATTTTAAATATAATTCAATAATATTTTCTTCTATAGATTTTGCAGTAATAATAAAATTATTACGTATATAATCTAAATTATAAAGATAGCCTTTGAAAATTATAAATACATCTTTATGCCTAAAATTATTCGAAAAATATATATTTATACCTACTCTTTCAATATTATTGTATTTAATTTTAGATTCATATTGATTTAAAATACATAATGGTTCCATGATTAAAATAAACAAATATAATTATAATTAAAGTATTATTTTTATTATAATTTTATAAATTTATTTTTATAAATTTATTCTTATAAATTTATTCTGTACAATTATCGTCCATACAATATATATGGCATCATTAAAAGAGTTTGGTGGTTTAGGAAATTCAGCAAGTGTAATGGAAGTATCATTCACACCTAAACATGATAGAAAAAGTTCTCATTATATTGCTACAATAGATAATAGTAAAAGTGTAGACCCAAATGACATGGAAATATCTAAAATGAAAAAATCAAAATTAAAACCATCTTGTTTTTATACAGGTGACCATGTAAAAGGATTTTTTTTCGGTAGTGTATCAATAATTACTTTGTATATTTTATTTCGAATTTTACAAAAATCAAAATAATTAAAAAAATATAAGTTATTACAAATAAATTATATTTTGATGTTTAAACTTTATAACGTCTAAACAATTCTACTGCAACAAATCCACCGAAAACTTGTGCAAGTACATATGGTACTACTTCAGCAGTATCCAATTTACCTAAAGAAGCCATAGCAATTGTTACTGCAGGATTAATATGTCCACCGGATAACTTAGCTGTAAGAAGTATAACTAAAGCTAAAGCAGCACCAATAGCAAGTGGATTACCTGTTGCAATAATCACATACACAAAGAACATAGTTCCAACGAATTCTGCTAAATAATTATACATGTCTTATTGTATTATATTATAAATTTATAAAAAAATTGATTCTAAAAATAGAGTTTATGTACAAATTATTTAATATAATATTTATTATGGTTCTTGGAATTCTTAGTTTAATTGCTTTATTATTATACATTAGAATTAGATTGAGTATTAAATTACATGAAAAAATGTATCATCAATCTATTGATTTAGATAAAACTATAAAATTAGATAAAACTATAAAATTAGATAAAACTATAAAATTAGATAAAACTATTACATTAAGGAATGAAATTGAAAATAAAATAAAAGAAGATATTGTAAGGATTCAAAATAATATTTCAAAAAAAGAAATGGATAATAGATGGTTTTATATAGAACAACAGTTAAATTTAAATAATCAATTAAATATGTAATTAACTAAATTTACATATTTATAGATGAGCCATTCTATGTGTTTTTTTTGGAGGAACGATTGAACCAGCATTTCGTGTACGTGTTAAGGCATTTCTTACACTATTTGTTTCTTCTGATGATGTAAATGTCATAGGTTCATTATTTGCATTCAAACTTCCATTTCCAATACTATTAACCCTTTTTTTGTATGCAATATAGGAAGCATCACGATTTCCATTCATCCATTTTTTTTGTTGTGTTTCTTGTACTGTTGGTGTAAAAAAACCTGCCATATAATTATTACGGTTACGAGAAAATGTACTGGTATTATCACTTGTACTATCTTTAAGTGGCATAGCTTTTATACCTGATAATACACTATTATTTAAAGAATGAATTGATAAAAATTTATATACGCCAGCCATAGATATAAATTATGATCACATTTTATAAATGTGCTAAATGCGTTAATCAATAATGCTTTGTATAATTAATATAATCATACAAAGTTATCTCCATTATGCTGGTAGTACACTCTTGGTTCTAACATTATTAAAATAATTACCGATCATGTTAGTACGACCGTCACCTCCAAAAGTTTTATCATTATAATTACGGTTTGAAGCTTGTTGTTTTCTAAATCTAACATAATCGGATGAATCTGCAACCCATCTTACATTACAGTTAGAAGCAGGAACACCGGTTAGATCACAAATAGAGTTTTGGTGTCTGATATTTCTACCATATCCAGGACGACTGGCATTAACTTGATTAGCACCTCCACAATTGTAGTTTTTACGAGATAAAAAATCACCGGAATTATTTACAGCTCGGAATGGAGTAGTGACACGTTTATGTCCATTTACAGTTCCTGTAGCATAAGCAGTGTTCCAAGATTTTACTAAAACTTTTCTTTGTAAGGTATTTTCTCCATCTTTATAGTTTAGTACACTTTGAGTAGGAGAAACACCTTCAATACCTCCACCTAAATTGGTTCCACCAAGTTTAGGTGTAACCAAAAAATTAACATTAAATACTCTTGACATTTTATATATATATATAAACGAAGGATATTTTATTTGCAATATATATACAAATTATATTATGTCCAATACTGAATTAAAATATAATCCATTATGTGTTAGACAAAAAAGTAATTGGAGTAAATTAGACAAAAGATATAAATTTGATAATAAAAGTTTTAATCCAGAACAAATGGAAAAAAATATTGATTATTATTCCCCTAAATTGAAATTATTATTAGATAAAATACAATCACTTGATAAAAGTGATAAAGCTAAATATGGTAAGAAATTCAAACATTTTATATTTTCTGATATAAAAACTGCTGCATATGGTCCTAAAATGATTAGTTCTGCACTTATTTCAAAAGGTTGGACATTAGCTTATGATTCTCAATTAAAGAAAAATGGTTCATATGGAGCTATGGAATTATTGTCTGATGAACAATTATTGAAAACTAAAGGTGATAATTTTTACTTATTATCTTCTGTGAGTGTTTACGATAAACCAATTAGTGTTAGAACAAAAAAAGCTATTTTATCGAAATTTAATGAAAGACCAAGTAATGTTTATGGTGATTTAGCGAGAATTATTGTTATGGATAGTGGATTTAAGGAAGGAATTGATTTGTTTGATATTAAATATGTTCATATATTCGAACCTTCTGTAAATGCTGCTGATCAAAAACAAGTAATTGGAAGAGGAACACGAACATGTGGTCAAAAAGGTCTTGATTTTCATCCAACAAAAGGATGGCCACTTCATGTTTTTGTGTATGATCTTACAATTCCAGATAGTTTAGTAACTAGTTTCCGTGATTCTAATACAGTTTTTGATTTATATCTAAAAGCTATGAATTTTAATGTTAATTTATTAAATTTGGCGTCTGAAGTTGAGAAAGAATCTATGTATGGTTCTGTTGATTATGAATTAAATGAAAATATACATAGTTTTTCAATTTCTGGGGATGATTCTGATGATGAAGATGAAAAACCTACTAAAAAGGGTGGAAAAGTTGAATATGATAAAAAAGAACCTGTTTTTCCGTCGGAAACTCAATATTTCTTTTATGAAGGAGTAAAATATAAAATTCCTTTTATGGTTCCAGTTAATTCAGAATCTGGAGAAACTGGATTTGCACTACCTTATGCAACTTTTTCCAAACCACTCAATTTTGAAAACATGAGGTCTTATATAAAAGATAATTATAGTGATCATAAGTGGGATGAAGTTAAGATGGAAAATAATTGTGTTCCTAAAGATGATATTCCAGCCGATTGTCCTAAACCAAAAGATGAAAAAATTGTAAAATCAAACAATTCTAGTATTCTAAATTATACTCCTACACAAGATTTCATTCGTCATTATTTCTCGCCTAAATGTCCAGTTAAAGGTATGCTTTTATGGCACAGTGTAGGAACTGGTAAAACTTGTAGTGCTATAGCTTGTGCATCTGCTAATTTTGCTCCTACAGGATATACTATTTTATGGGTTACACGAACTACTTTGAAAAATGATATTTGGAAAAATATGTTTGGTCAAGTATGTAATGAAGATATACGTAATAAAATATTAGCAGGTGAAGAAATTCCAACTGATATTGAGAGTCAAATGCGTTTATTAAGTCCTGCATGGCGTATTCGTCCTATTTCATACAAACAATTTTCTAATTTGGTTTCTAAGAAAAATGAATATTACAAAAGATTGGTCCGTGAAAACGGCGTTAAAGACCCTTTACGTAAAACACTTATTATTATTGACGAGGCTCATAAACTATATGGCGGCGGTGATTTATCCAGTATTGAACGTCCTGATATGAAGGCTTTACATAGATCTTTAATGGCTTCTTATGAAATATCTGGAATGGATTCTGTAAGATTACTTTTAATGACTGCCACACCTATTACTGAATCTCCTATGGAACTCATACAATTAATTAATTTGTGTAAGAGTAAAGATCAACAAATGCCTTTTGAATATGAAGACTTTACAAAGAGTTATTTAAATGAAGAAGGTTCTCAATTTACTAAAAAGGGTCGTGAAAAATATTTGGATAATATTGCAGGACACATTAGTTATTTGAATAGAGAAAAAGATGCACGCCAATTCTCGCAACCGCGTGTTGAAAAAATCTCTGTACCTTTGATTAAAAACTTGTCTGATATTGAAAAATTTGATATAAACAAAATTAAGAAAACTTTAACAAGTGAATTAGATTTACCAGTACAAAAATTAGAAAGTGATTTACAAGAATCAATCGATGATTTTGAAGAAAACTTTAAAGATCAAACTGCTATTAAAGATCTAAAACGAAACTGTAAGGATTATAACATTCCTGCAAGAAAATGTAATGCTATTATTAACAAAAATATTAAAGAGTTGAAACAAGAAATTCAAACTTACGTTAAACCTTTAAAAAAGAAAATATCAGATATTCGTAATGATATTAAACACACTAAAACTGCTAAAAGAACTAGTTTGAGTAAATTTAGAAAAACTATGAAGGAACATCCTGAAGAATTTGAACGATTTGAAAAATCTCCTTATAATGTTATTAAAAACGATTGTGCACGACGTATTAAATCTACCGATCCTGCTTTATTGGAACATCCTGAACTTGTTGAATACAACGATCAAATAAAACAAAGTAAATTAGAAATTGAACAATTAAAGGAAAATTTAGCTATTGACATAGATGCTAAAAGAGAAATGATTATAGAATTAAATCAACAATCCAAACAAAGAGGATTAACAAAAATTGAAAAAGATTCTTTGAAAAAAACGGTTAAAGAATATAAGGGTAATTTCAAGAATACAAAGAATGATTTAGAAAATGAAACAAAAACTAAAATTGATGGCGTAAATAAAAGTATTAAAAATTTAGAAAAAGATAGAAAATCAAAATATAAAACCATTTTAAGAACTTTGAAAAAGCAAGAAAAACAATTGAAAAAAGATCAAGGAAAAATGAATAGTTTAAAAAAAACCAAGAAAAAACAAGAATCTTTAACAAAAACTTTTAGAGAAAATAATATTTCTACTTTAGTTAAAAAATACGATGTTAATTTAGAAAAACAGTTAAAAGCCGAAGAAAGTAAATAATTATATTGTGTTTGATAATATTGTAAATTTTCTTATAATATACAAAATGACTGATTTTGATAAACTTAATATGGAAATGTTGATGAATAAAAAACAATATCAAAAATATTTATCTAAAACCGATCCAGATAAACACCAGCTTCATTTAGACTTTTTGAAATCAGTTAAAAAACATAAATATGAAATATTAAAACTCACAAATCAGTTTTTAGACAATCCAAATACCGATTTTAATTTATCTGTAAATGAAATGTTTGAAAATTATGCAAAATCGCTCATAGAATTTATTGAAATTAAAAAACTCGATCAACACGCTAATGGAGGTTGTTATGAAAGTGATTATCAAGACAAAGAAAATGAAGCATTTGATAAAGAACAAGAGGACTATGAAAACGAAGATGAAACTTATTTGGGTCAGGATCATTACCTTCCAAATAGAAGTATTGATTCATTTTGGGGAAAAAATATAACCAAAAAAAACTAAAATGATATTTTTGAAAAAATTAAAAATATCAATTTATATTAATAGGTTAATAAGAAAATGCCACGTAAGTCTTATAAGAATAAAAAAAATAAAAAAAGAACAACTCAAAAAAAAAATTCTTTCGAACAAATGAATTGTAATCCTTTGGTAGAAGGTAAAACTGTTTCTTCTATTAGTTGTTTAACACCAGAAGCATTATTAAAAATTAAATATGAATATAACAATTCACACCCTAATGATATAATTGATACTAAAGATCCTAGAAAAATTTATTCAGAACTTAAAAGTAAATTAGACCATTGTGATAAAGAAGATTGTTGGTTAGAACAAATACAAGACAAACAACTACGAAGCACTATAGATAATTTAAGTTTTGCACCAGACGAACCAGATGAGTGGAAAAACAATCCAGATGAATGGCTTTCTAATTTCGATATATTTAATGTTATGCATCAATTTGAACAAAAACACGGTGAATTTAAATTTTTGGGACCAACATCAATAGATTTTGATTCTAAATTATCACAAAAAGGAGGAAAATGTGTAGAAGAAGATCTTTGTAATTTTTCACTTTATTATTGGATGAAAAAAGGGAAAACTAAATTTGGAATTGTATTTAATTTAGATAAACATGATGAACCTGGATCACATTGGGTATCTTTGTTTATTGACACTAAAAACAAATTCTTGTTTTATTTTGATAGTGCAGGTTCAAAAAAAGTTCCAGATGAAATCACTTCTTTTGTAGAAAAAATTAAACAACAAGGAATGGAAAACAATATTAAATTTACTTATTATAATAATAAGGGTATTCAGCATCAAAAAGGTAACACTGAATGTGGTATGTATTCTTTATTTTTTATTATTACTATGCTTACTGGAAAAGTACCATTTTTGAAAACAAAATTGAATATTAAAAAACGTATTAAGATGTTTCTTAAAGTAAAAATACCTGATAAAATAGTATTTGATTATAGAGAATTATATTTTAATGAAAAATAGTAACATAATATATTTTTGAATTTGTCATAAATATATTTACATATGTATATAGTCGATGGAACATATTATTAATATAAAACCACGAAAAACATTTAATAAAAAATTTAAAGGGTTTATTAATAATATATTGAAATACAAAAAGAAAACAAGAAGAAAAAATAAAGGAAAAAATGGAAAAACAAAAAAACAAAATAAAGGTGGAAGACAAAAAAATAAAATTATTGTAAATGTTGCTATTTCAAAAGAAAATGATCCATATATTACTGTTGATGGTGTACATTATCCTGCAGTTATTAATATGTGGGATGATTGGTTCGGAAGTGTTGAAGATTTTATGGGAATTTTAATGGATTCAAAAGATGTAAAACGTGATCCTAAATTTGTACAAAATATTGAAATAAGTTATGATAAAAGAAAAGGAAAACCCGATGTACAATTGACTGAATATGAAGATGAAGATGAAGATGAAGATAGCGAAGATGATGAAGGTGAAGATGAAGATAGTGATGATGAGAATTAAAATTAAATAAACAATATAAAATTATATTTTTTATTATTAAATATAAGATGTCATTATTTATAGAACGAAGTAATCAAAATTTATTGTGGGAAATGATACATAAAAATACACAATTAAATCAAGCTTTTGAAAATGAGAATGATAAACAAGAATGGTTTAAACAAATAATTTCAAATAAATATCAAACACTTAATAGCGAAGTATTGTCTAGAGAACGATTAAGTTCAATTAACAAAGAAGTATTATCTTCTATGTGGAGTGGGTTGCAAAATATATTAGTTGAAAAGAATACACGTGTAAATACACAAACAAATTCTCAAATGAATACTACTATTGAATCAACATATTCTAGAAGTTTGCCTAAACAAGATAGTTATAATAGTACATTCGAAAACCGTCAAAAAGAGTATAATCAAATGTTTCAAAGACCGGTTCCAACAGATATTGATTTTACTGAAAAACAAGATGATGAAGCAATACAAAATATGAATGAACTTATTGAACAGGCAAAAAAAGAACGTGAACAAGAATATATTCAATATTCTCCTCCTTCATTAATTCCACCAAAATCACTTTCCCTAAATATTCAGGAAGATATATCTGAAAATTTAATAACAGAAAATTTAGATATTCCTAAAGTATCTTTTTCAGAAGAAAATCAGGATTCTGAATTTAAAAACTTGGAGAACTTAATTTTAAAAATGAATAAAAATATAGAAGAAATATCTAAAAGAATTATTAAAATAGAAAATTTCATGGAAACTAATTATACAGTTTCTAAAACAAATATTTTGGAACATCATTTAGATGAAAAAAAAGAACAACCATTTACAGTTAACCAAATCGAAAATGGTGAATTTAATGAAACAGTTGTTAAAATTGAAAGTAATAAAGAGAATAAAGAATAAGTATATTTAATAATATTATGGAATTATTAAAGAATACACTTTATATTAATTTGGACCATCGTGAAGACCGAAAAGAAAACGTTGAAAATCAACTAAAGTCTATTAATGTTACTGGTGAACGTTTTTCTGCAATAAAGACAAAAGCCGGTTGTGTTGGATGTACTATGAGTCATATAAAGTGTCTTGAATTGGCAATTGAACGTAATTATGAGTATGTATTTATATGTGAAGATGATATTAAATTTACTAATCCAAAATTATTTTTAAAAAATTTAGAACAATTTTATCAAACAAGTATTCCTTGGGATGTAATTATTGTTTGTGGAAATAATTGTCCACCTTATTTACAAATATCAAATTTTTGCATAAGATGTAAAAATGTGCAAACTACTACTGGATATATTGTGCACAACAAGTTCTTTAATACTTTGTTATCTAATTTTAAATCTGGATTGACAAATTTACTTAGAGAACCAGAAAATAAAAAACAATATGCTATTGATATGTATTGGAAACATTTACAAAAAGATTCATACTTTTTTATGATAATTCCAGCAACAGTTACACAATTAGAAAGTCATAGTGATGTTGAGAACCGTTCTATAAAATATGATCATTTGATGTTGGATATTGACAAAAAAGAGTTAATAGAACAATATCAGAAAATGATATTGAATGGTCAAATAAAGATGGGAAATGTTATAAATGTAAACCCTACTTGAATAATTTATTTTAAAAATTATAAAGTTATATATTATATAAGTTTATATGAATATGATTTTTTAATATAAATTCATACAAAAAAGAATGTTAGGTTCTCAAATACTATTTAGGTTCTCAAATTCCTAAATTAAATTTGTATGAAAAAAAATAGAAAAAAATCCAACAAGAAATATTTTGTGTTTTCTACACACAAAATATTTTGATTGATTTGAGAACCCTTCGAGAACCTATTTTTTATTTTTATTTTTTCTTGTTTTTTTAGATTTCTTTGATTTTTTAGGTTTTCTTGTACGTCCTCCTGTTCTTATTCTATTTTGTGGAGACAATTTTGAATCGCATTTTTCTGCTGCATCTGCTTTTAAATCTTCGTATTTTTTACCAGTTAAAGTTAAATAATTGTGAAAATCATTTGCACTAATTTTATTTCTAATAAAGTATGGGTCTTTGTCGGATTTTATTTTTTTTTCGTATTCTAAAAGTAGCATATTTTCATCTGATATTTCTTGTGCATGAGCTTTTTTAATTATATCTTTTCTTACTTTTGTGTTTGCCTTTTCTAACTCATCTTTTCTTTCTTTTTTATTAAATTCTATATCGTGTTTGATTCTCTCAATTTCTATTAATGTATCTTTATAATTTCTTATATTTTTGGTAATTTGTGTAGATACAAAATCAATTGTTTCTATTTCTTCATCTAATTGAGTTGGTGATTTTTTATCTTCCATATATATATAAATACATATATAGTATCTAGGTTCTCAAATAGTATTTTGGTTCTCAAATTCCTAAATTAATTTTGTATGAAAAAATAGAATAAAAATCCAACAAGAAATATTTTGTGTTTTTCTATACACAAAATATTTTTAGGAATTTGAGAACCAAAATAGCGTTCGAGAACCTAATTTTGTAATCTAAGAAAACTAGCCATTACATTTTTGTTTTTTTCCGCATATTCCAAGGATTGTAGATGAGATTGATGTTGTTTAGCCAACATGCGTTCTCGATGTGCATCTTGTTCTATTTTCAGTTGCATTTCAGCGGATGCTTTTTCTAAAGGTGTAAGAACTTGTGAAGATCTTGATCGGTTATATTCATCAACATTTTTGAATTTTTGAACTTTATCATAGTCACGTTCAGATACAGAAAAAACGGTTTCATCTTTATGGACTTTACGTAAATCATCGTATTTGAGTTTTCCAAAAGGATCTGATGTAACATAAGATTGAGAATCATCGTCATCATACAATTTAGAAGCGTTAGAAGAAGCCGATATCATATTTTGAAGTTGATTATGTTTGATTAATGCCGAGTTTTTTTCTTTGATAGTTTCTAAAGTTCTCGACATATGATCTTTAGTTTTTACATCACTATAATCATACAAAGGGTCATTATTGCGGAACCAATCATTTTTAGATTCATCGATTTGTTTTACCATGTTTTTTTCGAAAATATCGTTAAATCTGGATTGAAAATCTGATTTTTCCGAGGCTTTTTGTATTGATTTTGAAATATGGTCATCAGAATTTTCATTTTGTATGGGTGTATAATCAATATTTGAATGAGGAACTTGATGTGAAGTTTTGGTTTGGTCGTTGTAATATTGATAAACGATTTCGTATGCTTTTTTGTAGAATAAAAAGTATTCGGATGGTAAATGTGATTTATCAGGATGCATTTTAAGAACCATCATTTTAGCCTTTTTTAATTGATCCAAAGATATATTGTAGGATAAATTGAAGAGTTCTAGAATTTCTTTGAATGAATACATTTGAATATTTAAATTGTGAGAACTCATACAGATTATATATTTAAATAAAATATATAATATTTGTTTAAATCTATAAAAAGGTTATCTAATAATAATAAATATATAAAGTAAAATGTTTAAAAAAATGTCTTTTACAGATGTATATAGAGAGCCTATTGTAGAAATGGAGCCGTGTCAAATAAAACTTCCAGATAAAACTTTACATTCATTATCTAAACAAGGATTGGCTACACTTTTACAGAATAATCCTGGTGTAGTTATTCTTAAGTTTGGTGCAGAATGGTGTGGTCCTTGTAAAAAAATAGAAGGAATAGTGTATGAATGGTTTTCTAAATTACCAGAAAATGAAACACAGTGTGTTTTAGTAGATATTGATGATGATGAGTGTTTTGATTTATATGCAACATTAAAATCTAAGAAGATGGTTAATGGAGTTCCTACAATTTTGGCTTATGTAAAAGGTAATATGACTATTATTCCTGATTTTAATGTAGTTGGTACAGATTCAACTCAATTGAATTATTTCTTTAACCGATGTTTGATGTCTTTAAGACAATAATTATTTACGACGACGTGAATTTTTTCTAACTTGTTTCTTTGAAATGGTTTTACGTTTTTTTTGTTTTTTACCACCGGTAGTTGGAGCTTCTTCTTGTGGAGCTTCTTCTTGTGGAGCTTCTTCTTGAGGAGCTTCTTCTTGCGGAGTTTCTTCTTGCGGAGTTTCTTCTTGAGGAGCTTCTTCTTGAGGCTGTTCTTCTTGTGGAGCTTCTTCTGTAGCTTCTTCTTGTGGAGCTTCTTCTGTAGCTTCTTCTTGTGGAGCTTCTTCTGTAGATTCTTCTTGAGGTTGTTCATACATAGATTGATCATCAGCACCCGATTCAGAAAATTTTCCAACATCATCATCTAATAAAGTAACAACAGAAAGTACAGCAGTAGTTAATCCAATCATTATATAAGTAAAATAAGGAATACCATTATATCCATGAAAAAGTGATTTATTTTCTCCGTTCATAGGCATATTGTGTATGAGTATATTAATATAGATGTATATATTAATATAATTATTTTTTAAATATTCAAAATTCTGGAAAATTATAATCGTCGTAAAGACCACTGGCACATAATGAAATATCTCTTATGTCTGCAGTTACTATAAGATTTTGTACACAGATTTTTCTAGATAATTTTAATTCTTGTAATTTTTTGTATAATACAAAATTATATTCCATAGTTTCAAGATCTGGTTCATAAAAAATATCAGGTGTTTCTCCAATATATTTTAATTCTTTATTAATATCTTTATTTTTGTATATAAGTGAAGAGTTATATAAATAAGGGTTAAATTCATTCCTAATATAAACAGTACGAAAACTATTAATCCTAAACAATTGAAATAAAGATAATATCCAAAATGATTTTATAAAATTGTTCATATATATATATTTTGTATGATTTTTCTATATATATTTTAATATCTATAAACTCTTGTACGAGCCTTTATAAATTTATCATTCCATGTTTCTTTGATTGGTTGAGAAACAAGTGTCAATCTATGACGTTCAAATTCTTCGGGATTATTATAATATAGTTTACGTGGTTCTAAATGATCCTTACAATAAGGAGCTGTTGAATCAGTTACTATAAAATATAGATCTTCAAATTTAGACCCTACACGATGTTCTAAGTAAGCACCACTTGTAGCATGACGAATAAATCCATTTGTCAATACTGGAGTTGAATATGATTCAATTTTATAATTTTTACCTTTTCTAATATAGTTAATACAATAATATCCTTTATCCAATTTCTTGTATTCTCTATTAATTCGACGACGCTCATTCATTAATGTATCAACTCCAGAAGATGTTTCGTCAGAATCATCATCACAAACATATTCGTTATCAATCGAGGCATCGTCAGGTAAATATTCTTCTTGGTTCATTTTTGATAGTTTTATAAACTTTTATAGTAGTTTAAACTGTAAATATAATAATTATTATATGTATTTATTAATAAAGTATCTTTAAGCGGTTTCGAATAATATTCTAATTATATAATATAATTTATATGGAATTCACTACACAAGAACCGGTACCACCTCCCTACCTTACTGCCGCCGTTGTACGAAGTATGAAAAAAGAAATCGAACAAAAAGGACTATTTTTTAGATTAAGACTTTTTTCAATGCAGAACCCAGAACCAGTTTTTCAAATAACTAAATTCGAAGAAGTTCCCAAAGATGACGACAAAGATAACAATAATATAGTAAAAATAGAAGCTACGACAGTAGTAGAAAACCCAAGACATGCTGAAGGTATAATTATTGTTTTTTATTTATATAGAAATGAGTATACTTGGACGAGCCCTCTTCTTAGTGAAGCCCAAAGATTAACTATAACAACAGAACCCTCAAAACGTGTTAAGGAAGGTGGTTCAAAAAAACGTACAAAAAAGAAAAAAACTAAAAAGAGAAAATCTAAAAGAAAAAATCATAAGTAAAAAAATTGATGTATAAAAATATTTAAATTGAAAACATCATAATATTATTTATAATACTACGATGGAAGAAAAGAAAGTGCCAACAGAATTAGCTGAAAAAAATCCTCATCCGAGAGATAACGATATAACTTTTGATGAAGGTCCGCACATATATACTGTGTATGGTAAACAAGATTATACATCAACAACAACTTGGATACATCAACAGTTTTCCCATTTTGAACCAGATAAAGTAATAGATGGAATGATTGAGAGAGGTAAATTGGAAGATCCAGAAAATAAATATTATAAGATGACTCGTGAAGAGATTAAAGAGATGTGGCGTAAGAATGGTGAAGAGGCATCAGGTAAGGGTACACAAATGCATTATGATATAGAGTGTTTTTATAATGGATGGAAGGTAGAAAATGATAGTATAGAATATGAATATTTCACTCGATTTCAGAAAGAGCATTCAAATTTGAAACCATATAGAACAGAATGGATAGTTTTCCATGAAGATATAAAGATATCGGGTTCAATAGATATGGTTTTTGAGAATGCTGATGGAAATTTAGAAATATATGATTGGAAACGTTGTAAAATGATAGATTATGAGAATGATTATGGAAAAATGGCAAAGACAAAATGTATAGAGAATTTGCCTGATGCAAAATTTTGGCATTATTCATTACAATTAAATATGTATAAAACAATTTTGGAAGAGAAATATGGAAAAAAGGTAGACGCATTATATTTGGTGTGTTTGCATCCTGAAAACATAAATAAGAATTATGAATTATTGAAAGTTCCATTTTTGAATAAAGAAATAAGTGATTTGTTTGATTATAGAAAAAGTCAAATTGAGAAAAAATAGTAAAAGAATATAAACATTTTAACAAATATATAATAAAAATGAGATCGTTATTATATTATGTCTATTATTTAAGAATAATATTATGGCGTATTTTTTATTTATGTTATAATTATGTGTTATATGTATTAAATATAAAAGAAGAGAAGGTTTTAACAATAAAAGATCGTAAAAAAGTTTATTCAGAAAATCAAAAAGATAGATTTAATAAAATATTAAGTAATGAAAAAGTGAATTATAATTGTAATATAGAAAAACCATTTTATATAAAAGATGAATATGATGATATCATGAAAGAAGAAAACACTTTAGAAAAAAAGTGGAAAACACGAATGTTGTTTCAAACAACTCCTCAAGGAAATATTATGATGTATTATGATGCATATAAGTTAGGTTTTGCATATTATTCAGATGAGAGTGTTGTATCTTATGATGTATTAAATAGTTGTGCTATGAAGTATGTAGAAATATATAGATGTTTGGACTTTTTCATGGATGAGTATGTAATGAAAGACAAGTTAATGCCTTTAAAAGATATACATTTTAAAGAGGAAGTTAATGATAATGAAGAGAAAAAAAAGTTTTCTGTATCAAATAATGTTTTTGCTAAATTAAAAAAAAACACAAAAGAAAAAGAAGAAAAATCAAAACAGGAAAAATCAAAACAGGAAAAATCAAAAGAAGAAAATGAACCAGAGCGGTTAATGAATAAGTTTATATGTTTAGGTAAAATTAATAATATGAAATTAATACAAACAGTTTCTAATAAAAAGGGTTTAGTAAGATTTAAGAGCCCTATATTGGAAAAGTTAAAATTTAGTGATTTTAAAAAGATGACAACTAATAAATAATTATGATTCTGTTTGAGGTTTAGTTTGTTGTTTTTTCAAGAATTCTAAAAATCCGTTACTTTTTACTAATGAATATGATTCTCCTAAATGATTTTTAGCAATATTATAAGCAAGTATTTCTTTTTCATTTAGTGAATCTAAATATTGTTGTTCCAAGTTTTTTTCATTATTATTATCCATTTCTTATAAATAATAATAATATTTTTAAGAAATTTTACTTCAATTTTTTACACAATAGGTGTTCCACATGTACTCTTAGGAAATACTTTATCGTTAATTTCACATCCTTTTAATTTTGAAATATAGTTTCCTTGAGTATCTGCAACAATACCAGTTTGAACAATATCTTGTGTGATTACACATGTTGGTTTTTTCTCAGATTTCAAACAAGAATTATTAGAAGAAGGTTTATCTACAATAACATTACATTCATTCAGATCTTGAATAGTTTTCTTAGAAATTTTATTTATATAGTCGCTTTGATTACCATTATTCATGGTTACATCGTTTTTAAAAGTACTATATGGTTGTGGACGCCAAATCCATCTATAACGAGTTCTAATAGATCCTTTGTTTGACAATACAGATGATTTAATAGTATTAGTATCATTTAAATTATGTATAGAACTAGGTAGAACTGTTTGTTTATAGTAATCACCACAACAACCTCCACTACCACGAGGTACATCTCCTTTCATAGTAGTTCCAATAATATGTCTATCTAAAGATGTTTGTCCAATATATCCATGATTTCTGGTTGAACCGTTTAAAGAAAAACCTCCATTAGTAGATCCGACGCTCATATTACGATATTTTGTTTGAGTTTTTTTTTTTAAAGTAGCTAATGACATTTATAGTTTATTATATATATAGATAAAGATATTCTATTATTTCAATCATATAAATATACAAAATTGTATTAATATAATTGTATAACTTTATAAAAAAAGAACTTGTAATGATTTATAATCCAAATTTATTATTGATATTATCTTCAAGTTCATTTATAGGTACATCTATGTATGGATTATATAGAAAAAATGATTTATGTAGAATAGATTTTGTTAGTGCTTTGGCATCGATGATATATTGGATGGATCCTACTAATAAAAATAAGAGAGTTATAGATATATTTTTTGCTAATTTTGCGACTATTAGTTTTTTCCTACATGGACATAAATATCTTACACCACATAGAAAATTAATTGGGTATACTACTTTTGGTTATATGGTATCCTTTTTTATGTTATCTTGTATGACTTATAAGATGAAATGTAGAAAATGGTATTATTTTCATTTTTTATTTCACACATTTGTAACTGGTAGCAAAATATTAGTATATAATTCTAATGTTATAATGTAGTTTTTAAGAAACGTTATAAATTACAATAAATAAACCTTTATATAATATAAAAATGGATAAAATCGAAGATACTGTTGGTAAAATAGATTTGAATATAGATAATTACAGTATAACTGATTTAGAGAATTTTTTAGGTTTTAATGATAAAAAATATAATCATGATGCAATAGAAAATCGTATTTATGAAATAAGAGAAAAAATGCTTAAATCTGGAAATGTACAACAATATTTTAAACGTGATTTTATTGAATTTTTAGATAAAGTAAATCAAACATTAAAAAATAATAGACAAGTAAAAAATCCTACAAGTATTCCAAAAAATGCAGTATTAGATGAAATACAACAACCTATATCAGCTGAATTATCTACATCACGTGCACCAAACGTTATTGAACGTCCAGTTACTAATTATGTTTATACACAAAATTCCGAATATTTTGAGGGAATGATGAATCCTTTAAGAAAACGTTCAGTATGTAAATATATAACTGTAGATACACGTTTTAGAGATAATTATTATACAACATCTAGTAGTGATTTTTCTGTAAAATTACCTTCAAAAATTGGAAAAGTTGTTGAATTACAATTAACTGGTTTAGAAATTCCGAAAGATTTTTATAGTATATCAAAACAATATTGTAATAATTATTTCCATATATCTATATTTTTCAAAAATGATGGAGCCGGTGTAGAATCATCCAGAGTATTTGTTATTCCTGATGGTAATTATTCATCTGAAGGATTGATTTCTAAAATTAATAATGTTGTTTCTCCAAAATTTAGTAATGGAACACTTAAAAATGTTAATGATATATTTTCATACATATGTTTTGAGTTATTGAATGATCAAGATGGAAGTGGTTCTAATAAAGTTTCAATTAAAGTTAATCCTAATTATTCTAATATTGTCTCTCAAATAGATGAAATTAGACTAGACTTTGCAACAGATATTGAAGGAAATAGTGATAATAGATATATTGCTACAAAATTTGGATGGAACTTGGGATTTATAAAAGATAATTATCTTGGATATACAAGTTACATAGGAGAAAAACCTATTGAGTCTAATGCAATTAAATATATCTATTTGGCTGTAGATGATTTTAATAATAGTGTGAATGCTACTTTTACAACTGCTTTTGAAAAAAATGGATTAAAACCAAATATTTTAGCGAGAATATCAATGGATGGAAAAGGAAAAGAAAATGTAATTATTAATGAAGATTATAAAATAATTACTGAACCTCGTACTTATTTTGGACCTGTTGATATTCAAAGGCTTCATGTTAGTATTTTTGATGATCAAGGTAGAATTATTAATATGAATCATTCTGATTATTCATTTTGTTTGAAATTAACTATTATGTATGATCTTTAATTTATTTTGCTTTATATTCTATTTTTATGTCAATTTATATATTATAACTTCATATTATATAAATGTCATCATCGGGAGATGCAACAACAAGAAAACGTAATATTGCATTAAAAAAAACCGATTGTAATAACGATAATAATAGTAATAATAAAATTAATCCTTGTTTTAATAATTATGTTCAAGGTGGATGTAGTCCAACAATTACTAATGTAGGAGATGACACACCTGCATATATTACAAAATATGAAGGAGAAACTGGACCAATTGGACCTAGGGGATTAACTGGATATACAGGAGAATATGGAGGTACTGGATATACTGGACCTACTGGATTACCCGGTTCTGCATCAAATACTGGTTCTACAGGTCCTACTGGTCCTACTGGAAATACCGGTCCTACTGGTAACACAGGACCTACTGGAATTTCTGGCCCTACAGGTAATACTGGTCCTACCGGCAATACTGGCCATAGTGGAAACACCGGCCCTAGTGGAAACACCGGACCTACAGGAAATACTGGAAATACAGGACCAACAGGTAATACCGGTCAAACCGGTACAACCGGTAATACTGGACCTACTGGAAATACCGGTCCTACTGGTCATACTGGTAATACTGGTAATACTGGTCCTACAGGAAATACCGGCAATACAGGTCCTACTGGAAATATTGGTCCTATTGGAAATATTGGTCCTACTGGAAATACTGGTCCTACTGGAAATACCGGTCCTACTGGAAATACCGGTCCTACTGGAAATACCGGTCCTACTGGAAATACTGGTCCTACTGGTAATACTGGTAATACTGGTAATACTGGTAATACTGGTAATACTGGTAATACTGGTAATACTGGTAATACTGGTAATACTGGAAATACTGGTACTACTGGACCGATTGGTTTACCGGGAGACAAATATTTATCATCAAGTATAGGACATGTTAGTTTAAATATTCCATTACCATTACAAGTATCATTTAATATTTATACTCATTTAGCGTATATTCCAGGAAATTCTGTAATAGTTAGTGATGTTTTAAATCCACTTTTAAATAATTTTGAAGGAAGAGTACAATTTTATGATAATACAAATGGAAATATTACTATAGATAATATTGTAAATATTAATGGGTTTTTAAACACATTTATAGGAGAATTATATGTAAATTTAGATGGTATTGATGGACCTACTGGTCCTCTGGGTACTGGTCCTACTGGAAATACAGGATCAACTGGAAATACCGGTCCTACCGGAACTACAGGATCAACAGGAAATATCGGTCCTACTGGTGTTACTGGAAATACCGGATCAACTGGATGTACTGGTAATACTGGAAATACAGGACATACAGGATCAACCGGTAACACAGGATCAACCGGTAACACAGGATCAACTGGTAATACAGGAAATACTGGACAAACTGGATGTACAGGTAATACTGGAAATACTGGATCAACCGGACCGAGTGGTTCTACAGGTAATACTGGATCAACCGGTAATACTGGATCAACTGGAAATACAGGACCTACAGGTTCTACCGGAAATACAGGACCTACAGGTAATACAGGACCTACAGGTAATACAGGACCAACGGGTTCTACCGGAAATACAGGTAATAGTGGTCCTACTGGTAATAGTGGTCCTACCGGTAATAGTGGTCCTACCGGTCCTAGTGGTAATACAGGTCCTACTGGATTACCTGGAGACAAATATTTAACATCTACAATAGATACAACTACCTTACAACCACATTCATCCAATTCAATTTCTTTGAATGTTGAAAGTGGATTATCATACATTCCTGGAAATTCGGTAGTAATTAATGATGCAGTTAATCCTATAAATAATGTCTTTGAGGCAACTGTATATTTTTATAACATCTATACCGGATATATTGTATTTCATAATATTGTAAATATTAAAGGATTTTCAAGCGATATTACAAGCACTTTTAATATAAATTTAGATGGTATTGATGGACCAACCGGTAATACTGGACCAACAGGAAATACTGGACCAACTGGTCCTACCGGATATAGTGATAGATACTTATCTTCAACAATAGGAATTACTGATATACAAAAACCTCAAAATTTAAATGAGATTACATTAACGATTCATGATGAATTGTCATATATTCCTGGTAATTCTATTATAGTAGTTGATTCTCAAAATCCATTAGTAAATAATTTTGAAGGTCGTGTTAAATTATATGATAGAAATACCGGTATTATTGTTTTGGATAATATATCTAATGTTAAAGGAATTCAAACAAATATTTCATCTATTTGGAATATAAATTTGGATGGTATTGACGGACCTACAGGAAATACTGGACCTACTGGACCTACAGGAAATACTGGACCCACTGGACCTACAGGAAATACTGGACCCACCGGAAATACTGGACCCACCGGAAATACAGGACCTACAGGAAATAGTGGACCTACTGGACCAGGAATAACAGGACCTACAGGAAATAGTGGACCTACTGGACCTACTGGAAATACTGGTCCAACTGGAAACACCGGACCTACAGGAAATAGTGGACCTACTGGACCTACAGGAAATACTGGTCCAACAGGTAATACCGGACCTACAGGAAATAGTGGACCTACTGGACCTTTAGGAACAGGACCAACTGGTAATACCGGTCCTACGGGTATTCCAGGAGATAAATATTTAACATATTCTCAAGGAAGTATTTTGTTGGATCCTCGTGTAAATAATACAGAATCATTTATTGTAGGAGTTGGTTTATCATATATTACTGGTAGCTCTGTATTAGTAACGGATAGTATTTCTCCAACAACGAATAGTTTTGAATCTCGTGTTTTATCATACGACATATATACCGGATCTATTATTTTGGATAAAATAGTTAATATCGAAGGATTTCATTCAAGTGTAACCAGTATATTTAATTTAAACTTAGATGGTATTGATGGTCCTACAGGTAATACCGGACCTACCGGTAATACTGGTCCTACCGGACCTACCGGTAATACTGGACCAACTGGGAATACTGGACCTACTGGGAATACTGGACCAACCGGACCAACCGGTAATACAGGTCCTACAGGAAATACTGGACCTACTGGGAATACTGGACCTACTGGACCTACTGGAAATACTGGACCTACTGGAAATACTGGACCTACTGGAAATACTGGACCTACTGGACCAACTGGTAATACTGGACCTACCGGTAATACTGGACCAACAGGAAATACTGGACCTACTGGACCAACTGGTAATACTGGACCTACAGGAAATACAGGACCAACAGGAAATACTGGACCAACCGGTAATACTGGACCTACTGGTAATACGGGACCTACTGGTAACACAGGACCTACAGGTAATACAGGTCCAACGGGTAACACAGGACCTACGGGAAATACAGGACCAACTGGAAATACAGGACCAACGGGAAATACTGGACCAACCGGTAATACAGGTCCTACAGGTAATACAGGTCCTACAGGTAATACGGGTCCTACAGGAAATACGGGTCCTACAGGTAATACTGGTCCTACCGGTAATACTGGTCCTACCGGTATTCCAGGTGATAAATATTTAACGTCTTCTCAAGGAAGTATTTTGTTGGATCCTCGTGTAAATAATACACAAACATTTACTGTAGGAGTTGGATTATCATATATAACAGGAAGTAGTGTATTAGTAAATGATAGTTTGGATCCAATAACCAATAGTTTTGAAGGACGTGTTTCATCATATGATATATATACTGGATCTATTGTGTTAGATAAAATAGTGAATATTGAAGGATTTTTATCAGGAATAACCAGTATATTTAATGTAAATTTAGATGGTGTTGATGGACCTACCGGTAATACCGGTCCAACAGGAAATACTGGACCAACCGGTCCTACTGGTCTTCCAGGAGACAAATATTTATCATTATCTACAGTAACTCAATCAGATCCTAGAAATTTATCTCAAGAAACATTCATTATTGATATCGGATTATCATATCTTCCAGGAAGTTCTGTATTAGTTTCATATGTAAATTCACCATTACAACATAATTATGAAGGTCGTGTTAAAACATATAATATATATAATGGTGTTATTGAGATTGATAGTATTGTTAATATAGAGGGATTTCATAGTCCGATTAGTGGAAAATTTAATATAAATTTAGATGGTATTGATGGTCCTACTGGACCTACTGGTAATACTGGTCCTACTGGTAATACTGGTCCTACTGGTAATACAGGACCTACTGGTAATACTGGTCCTACTGGTAATACCGGACCAACCGGTAATACTGGTCCAACAGGTAATACTGGTCCTACCGGTAATACAGGACCAACAGGTAACACAGGACCTACTGGTAATACCGGCCCAACTGGTAATACAGGTACTACTGGTAATACAGGACCAACAGGTAACACAGGACCTACTGGTAACACAGGACCTACTGGTAACACAGGACCTACAGGAAATACTGGTCCAACCGGAAATACTGGACCTACTGGAAACACAGGACCTACAGGACCTACTGGTAACACGGGTCCAACAGGTAATACGGGTCCAACAGGTAATACGGGTCCTACTGGAAATACAGGACCTACTGGAAATACAGGACCTACAGGGAACACGGGTCCTACAGGGAACACGGGTCCTACAGGGAACACAGGTCCAACCGGTAACACAGGACCTACAGGTAACACAGGACCTACCGGTAACACAGGACCTACAGGAAATACCGGTCCAACTGGACCTACAGGTAACACAGGACCTACAGGTAATACAGGACCTACAGGTAATACAGGACCTACAGGAAATACCGGTCCTACAGGTAACACAGGACCTACAGGTAACACAGGACCTACAGGTAACACAGGACCAACAGGAAATACAGGACCTACAGGTAACACAGGACCTACAGGTAACACAGGACCTACCGGTAATACAGGACCTACAGGTAACACAGGACCTACAGGTAACACAGGACCTACAGGAAATACAGGACCAACAGGAAATACAGGACCTACAGGTAATACAGGACCAACAGGAAATACAGGACCTACTGGTAATACAGGACCTACAGGACCTACAGGACCTACTGGTAACACAGGTCCAACGGGTAACACAGGACCTACTGGTAACACCGGTCCTACAGGTAATACAGGACCTACTGGAAACACAGGACCTACTGGTAACACAGGACCTACTGGTAACACAGGACCTACTGGTAACACAGGACCAACTGGTAACACAGGTCCTACTGGTAACACCGGTCCTACTGGTAACACAGGTCCTACTGGTAACACAGGTCCTACTGGTAACACTGGACCAACTGGTAACACAGGACCTACCGGTAACACAGGATCTACCGGTAATACGGGTCCAACGGGTAACACCGGACCTACTGGAAACACAGGATCTACCGGTAATACGGGTCCAACGGGTAACACGGGTCCAACAGGTAATACGGGTCCAACAGGTAATACGGGTCCAACAGGTAACACAGGACCAACTGGAAATACGGGTCCTACAGGACCAACTGGGAATACAGGACCTACTGGAAACACAGGTCCTACTGGAAATACAGGACCAACGGGTCCTACTGGAAACACAGGTCCTACAGGTAATACGGGTCCTACAGGTAATACAGGTCCAACGGGTAATACAGGTCCAACGGGTAATACAGGACCAACGGGTAATACAGGACCAACAGGACCTACAGGAAATACTGGACCTACAGGAAATACTGGACCTACAGGAAATACAGGACCTACAGGTAATACAGGACCAACGGGTCCTACTGGATTACCCGGTGATAAATATTTAACGTCTTCTCAAGGAAGTATTTTGTTGGATCCTCGTACAAATAATACAGAATCATTTACTGTAGGAGTTGGATTATCATATATACCGGGTAATAGTGTTTTAGTTTCTGATAGTTTAGCTCCTTTGGTAAATAGTTTTGAATCACGTGTTGTGTCATATGATATATACACGGGAGTTATTCAATTAGATAAAATAGTTAACGTTGAAGGATTTTCTTCAAGTGTAACTAGTGTGTTTAATGTAAACTTAGATGGTATTGATGGTCCTACAGGTAATACTGGACCAACAGGAAACACAGGACCTACTGGTCCTACTGGATTACCCGGGGATAAATATTTAACGTCATCTCAAGGAAGTATTTTGTTGGATCCTCGTGTAAATAATACAGAATCATTTATTGTAGGAGTTGGTTTATCGTATATTACTGGTAGTTCTGTATTAGTATCTGATAATAACGCACCAAATAGCAATAATTTTGAAGCACGCGTTTCATCATACGATGTATATACTGGTTCTATTCTATTGGATAATATTGTGAATATTGAAGGATTTTCTTCAAGTATAACAAGTATATTTAACGTAAATTTAGATGGTATAGATGGACCAACGGGTAATACAGGTCCTACAGGAAATACTGGACCAACAGGTAATACTGGACCTACTGGGAATACTGGATCTACAGGACCAACTGGGAATACTGGACCTACTGGGAATACTGGACCAACTGGTAATACTGGACCTACCGGTCCTACCGGTAATACCGGTCCAACAGGAAATACAGGACCTACTGGAAATACCGGACCAACTGGACCTACAGGTAATACAGGTCCAACGGGTAATACAGGTCCTACTGGTAATACTGGACCTACAGGTAACACAGGTCCAACGGGTAATACAGGTCCTACTGGTAATACAGGTCCTACTGGTCCAACGGGTAATACAGGTCCTACTGGTAATACCGGTCCTACTGGTAATACAGGACCTACTGGTAATACCGGTCCAACGGGACCTACTGGTAATACGGGACCTACTGGTAATACGGGACCTACTGGTAACACAGGACCTACAGGTAATACAGGTCCAACGGGTAACACAGGACCAACAGGAAACACAGGACCAACAGGAAATACAGGACCAACAGGAAATACAGGACCAACAGGAAATACAGGACCTACTGGTAATACAGGACCTACTGGTAATACAGGACCTACTGGTAATACAGGACCTACTGGTAATACAGGACCTACAGGTAACACAGGGCCTACTGGTAATACGGGTCCTACTGGAAACACAGGTCCTACTGGGAACACAGGACCAACAGGAAATACAGGACCAACCGGTAACACAGGACCAACCGGTAACACGGGTTCAACTGGAAACATGGGTCCAACAGGAAATACTGGACCAACTGGTAACACGGGTCCTACAGGAAACACAGGACTAACAGGACCAACTGGTAATACCGGACCAACTGGTAACACAGGACCAACTGGTAACACAGGACCTACAGGAAATACGGGTCCTACAGGTAATACTGGTCCAACTGGTAATACAGGACCAACTGGTAATACGGGTTCAACTGGAAACATGGGTCCAACAGGAAATACTGGACCAACTGGTAACACGGGTCCTACAGGTAATACTGGTCCAACTGGTAATACAGGACCTACTGGTAATACGGGTCCAACGGGAAATACGGGACCTACCGGAAATACCGGTCCAACAGGTAACACAGGACCAACAGGTAATACCGGTCCAACAGGTAACACAGGACCAACGGGTAATACTGGTCCAACTGGTAATACAGGACCTACTGGTAATACAGGACCTACAGGACCTACTGGTAATACAGGACCAACAGGAAACACAGGACCAACTGGTAACACAGGTCCAACAGGTAACACAGGACCTACAGGAAATACAGGACCTACTGGTCCTACTGGTAACACAGGTCCAACAGGTAACACAGGTCCAACAGGTAACACGGGTCCTACAGGGAACACAGGTCCTACTGGGAACACAGGTCCTACTGGTAACACAGGTCCAACAGGTAACACAGGTCCAACAGGTAACACGGGACCTACTGGTAACACAGGTCCTACTGGAAATACGGGACCTACCGGTAACACAGGTCCAACAGGTAACACAGGTCCAACAGGTAATACAGGTTCAACAGGTAACACAGGACCTACAGGTCCAACAGGTAATACGGGACCAACGGGTATATCAGGAGATAAATATTTGACAACTTCAACAAATACTACATTACAACCTCGTGATTCAACAACGGAAAGTTTTGTAGTAGATAGTGGTCTAGCATATATTCCTGGTAATTCAGTTGTAGTAACACATGTAAACAATCCTTTAGTAAATAATTTTGAAGGACGTGTATCATCATATAATATTTATAATGGTGCTATTGTGATAGATAATATTGTGAATATTAATGGTTTTGAAAGCGATATTACGTCAACATTTAATATTAATTTGGATGGTATCGATGGTCCAACTGGTAATACTGGTCCCACAGGAAATACAGGACCTACTGGTCCTACTGGTTTACCGGGTGATATATATTTAACATCTTCATCTGGAAGTATTTTATTAGATCCTCGTGTAAATAACAGTCTTACATTTACTGTAGGAGATGGATTATCTTATATAACAGGTAATTCAGTATTAGTTACAGATAGTAATTCACCATTAATTAATCATTTTGAATCACGTGTATCATCTTACGATACATATACTGGTGTAATTGTTTTGGATAGTATAGTAAATATAGAAGGATTTTCACCGGCTGTAAATTCAACATTTAATGTAAATCTGGATGGTATTGATGGTCCAACTGGACCAACAGGAAATACTGGTCCAACAGGAAATACTGGTCCAACAGGAAATACTGGTCCAACAGGACCAACAGGAAATACAGGACCTACAGGTAATACTGGTCCAACTGGTATACGATCAATAGCTTATACATATTCATTAACAGCAGCAGGTGGTGCATTTTATGTAAATGGTATTGAAAAAGATACACTTAATATGTTTAAACAACATAAATATGTGTTTGATGTTAGTAATTCAAGTCTATCAACACACATTTTAAAATTTTCTGGCGATTCTTCTTCTTCTCAAAACAACAATTTGACTGTAAATAATGGAAATTATCCAGGAGTTACAGTAACTACGATTCAAACAGGAGTTTCAACAAACACAGTAGTTGAAATCGTAAGTTATACCATGAACACTGAATACAGTCATACCTTTACCGGTTATGTATTTTCCAAATATCATAATCAAGATAATGTTTATATATTAGGTGGATATTCATCAGTTCCAACAGATCCATCAGATTTATATACTCTCTTCATTAAAGTCACATTTAACGTTACAAGCGAAGGCGTGCTCACAATACAACATGTTGGTAGTAAATATAAGCAAGGCACAATCGCTGGTGAAAACCTATCCAATAGTTATGATAATGGTGGGTCATTGGGCATTATTTCCAATTATAAATTTACTAACTTAATCATTAGACTAGACGACGGGTCCAACGAATCTGGTAATGAATCTGGTAATGAATCTGGTAATGAAATTGATGATAGTGAATATCAAGTAATTAGAACAGGTGCACAAGGTACTAGTGGTGCTACTGTTTCAATAATTATACCATCAAATCATTCTGGAGATTTGTATTATTACTGTGGAAATCATAGTGGTATGGGTGGTGAAATAAAAGTGTATAATCTTACACCAGATGAACTTATAGGTAATACAGGACCTACAGGAAATACAGGACCTACCGGAAATACAGGACCTACAGGAAATACTGGACCAACCGGAAATACTGGACCAACCGGAAATACGGGTCCTATAGGAAATACTGGTTCTACAGGAAATACTGGACCTATTGGTGTAACAGGTCCAACTGGTAATACTGGTCCAACTGGTAATACTGGTCCAACTGGTAATACAGGTCCAACAGGGAATACTGGACCTACTGGTCCTACTGGAAATACAGGACCTACAGGTAATACTGGTCCAACTGGTAATACAGGTCCTACAGGAAATACTGGACCTACAGGTAATACTGGTCCAACTGGTAATACAGGACCAACAGGAAATACAGGACCTACTGGTCCTACTGGAAATACAGGACCAACCGGAAATACAGGACCTATTGGTGTGACTGGTTCTACAGGAAATACTGGACCTACTGGAAATACAGGACCTACTGGAAATACAGGACCAACGGGAAATACTGGACCAACCGGTAATACTGGACCAACCGGTAATACGGGTCCTACTGGACCTATTGGTGTAACTGGTAATACAGGATCTACTGGTCCAACCGGTAATACTGGTCCAACTGGTAATACTGGACCAACTGGTAATACGGGTCCTACTGGACCAACTGGTAACACCGGACCAACTGGTAATACTGGTCCTACTGGAAATACAGGAAATACTGGTCCAACAGGTAATACGGGACCTACAGGAAATACAGGACCTACCGGAAATACAGGACCTACTGGAAATACAGGACCTACTGGTAATACGGGTCCTACTGGTAATATAGGAACAACTGGACCAACCGGTCCTACTGGTATACGATCAATAGCTTATATATATTCATTAACAGCAGCAGGTGGTGCATTTTATGTAAACACCGTTCTCAAAGATACACTTAATATGTTTAAACAACATAAGTATGTTTTTGATGTTAGTAATTCAAGTTTATCAACACACCCATTAAAGTTCTCGAGTGATTCTCAAAACAGTAATGAAATAGATGATAGCGAATATCAAATAATTAGAAAAGGTGCACAAGGTACTAGTGGTGCTACTGTTTCAATAATAATACCATCAAATCATTCTGGAGATTTGTACTATTATTGTGGAAATCATAGTGGTATGGGTGGTGAAATAAAAGTATATAATCTTACACCAGATGAACTTATAGGTCCTACCGGTCCTACTGGAAATACAGGTCCTACTGGAAATACAGGTCCTACTGGAAATACAGGTCCTACCGGTCCTACTGGAAATACTGGTCCTACTGGAAATACTGGTCCTACTGGTAACACAGGACCTACTGGTAACACAGGACCTACTGGACCAACTGGTGCTTTAGGAACAGGTCCAACAGGTAATACAGGTCCAACCGGTGTAAAAGGTCCAACAGGTTCCGGTGTTTCAGTATGGGAAGAATCCGGAACTTCAATATATTATAATAATGGTGATGTAGGTATTGGTACATCATCTCCTCAAACAACTTTAGATATAAGTGGTACTGTGATGGCAAATTTATTTCTAACTAGTACTGGATTACCAATAGGAGGAGGTCTTTGGGATGATTCTGGTAACATAATTTATTATAATGATGGAAATGTAGGAATAGGAACAACAAACCCACAAACACTTTTAGATGTAAGTGGAACTATAACAGCAACTACATTTAGTTCTACATCAGATTATCGTATTAAAAAGAATGTAATGGATTTATTAGAATCACGTGTAATAGATAATTTGAGACCAGTAGAATATGATTTGTATGGTAATAAACATGATATTGGATTTTTAGCACATGAATTACAAGAAGAGCTTCCATTTTTAGTATTAGGTGAAAAAGATGGTAAACAAATACAGAGTATTAATTATACAGGTTTAATTGGAATTTTAGTGAAAGAAATACAAGTTCTTAAAAATGAGATTAAAGAAATAAAAGAAAAAATTAACAAATAAACAAAATTAATATAATTTGTTTGATTTTTAATAAAATAAAACAAATACTACATATATCTCAAATATATAAGACAAATATATAATAAAAATGCAACCATCATCCATAAAACATAAAGTATTGAGAAATCTACAAAAATCTTACAAAATAGGTGGAGATGATGAATCTGTAGAACAACCACAAGAACAACCACAAGAACAACCGCAGGAACAACCGCAGGAACAACCACAAGAACAACCACAAGAACAACCACAAGAACAACCGCAGGAACAACCACAAGAACAACCACAAGAACAACCGCAGGAACAACCACAAGAACAACCGCAGGAACAACCACAAGAACAACAAGAAGAAGAACCACAAGAGCAACCACAAGAAGAACAATCTGAAGAACAATCTGAAGAACAACCTGAAGAACAACCTGAAGAACAACCTGAAGAACAATCTGAAGAACAACCTGAAGAACAGCCTGAAGAACAGCCCGAAGAACAGTCCGAAGAACAGCCCGAAGAAGAACCTATGGAAGAATTATCATCAAATGAATTTATGTTTAATAATGAAATTTATAAATTGACAAATGAAGATTTATTAGAAAAGAATTTTAGCAATTTAGATTCATCAACTTCATATTCAATAAAATTATGCATTTATTCTATTGTAACAAAAAACACACCATCTCCTTATTTGAGGTATGTTTTGAATAAAATAATAAGTGAGAATGGAGAACCAGTATATGATTTTCCAACATTTGATTTTAATTTAGATAGTATTGACCAACCATTATCAAATGAAGACGTAGAAGAAATAACACAAGAAGAATCTGAAGGATCAAATGATACAAAGATCGAAGCAGAAGTTTTAGAAAAATGTAAAACAAGAATACTAGAAATATTCAATTTCACAAATCATAGTTCAGATATGGATTTCAATAAAATGTTTAAAGGGTTTTTTGTTCCAACAACAGATGAAAAACCAACAATATTATTTGTGTTTGATACTACAGAAATACTTCCTACAAATTTAGTTGAACGAACTCAAACAGAATATATTTGGGCGGTTTTGTATGAGATGTTATGTTCAAGATTGTGGAGAACCACAAGTATAGTTGATTCAATTTATGATTATTTTAAGGAAATAATTGAACGTAATTCAAATTCTATGGATATGCATCACTTCAAAACACAAAATGATGAATATCTGAAATCTCCTTATTTACTTTATTTATGCAATTTAGATAATAATGGATATGAAAATTGTTTTAAAGATGAAACAGATGTGAGTAATCCTACAAATTTATTATTACCAAGAATAGAACATCCAAAAATAGGAGAATATTTTATATTTACTGTAGAACCTATAAACAAAGAAGATTCTAGAATTTTACGTAGATTTTTAGTATTTTTCGATGACGCAGATATTCAAACAAATTATATTGAAGAATCGGATGAAGGTCAAACACAAGAATTATTAGATTCTGTATTAAATTTTAATGAAGAAGATGAAAGTGAAATTCCAAATTATAGTGGATATGTATTTAAAGAAAATGGATTACAGTTGTGGGTAATGAAGAATAGAGAGAAAATAGTAGAACTACAATAGATTTAAATATTATAGTAAATATTTTTTAATATAATATAATTGTATTGTTTACATATTAAATGCATTATATAGTGATTTAAAAATAGGAATTTCAGTTTTAATTTTTGAATCTTTACAATATGGTTTTCCAAAAAAGAAAATAACGTAATCAAATTTGTCTTTATATTCAAGTTTTTTGTCACCCATATAGATAAGAAATCCTAATATAGTTAAAATAAATATTAATCCAAGTGATATATTTTGTATGATTTCGATATATGAATTTTTTTTAATATAATTTTGTACAATTTCTTTTGAAGTATTAGGATTATCGATATATAAAATATATTCTTTTTTAACAATATGTAATAAATATATTACGGCATATAGAACAAATACGGATATCCAAAATTGATACTTTGTCTTTGCATTAATTAGAAAAATAATATATAAGAAAAAACTACTAATCATCCCTGAAATATTAGCTAAACTAGGAATAGCAACTATACCAAAAAAGAATAGAGTCAAAAATCCGAATAAATGTTTGATAAATATATTATGTACAAGAGCTTCTTGAATTCTACATGGAAATAATTGTGCTAAAAAATTACCAGATATAATCAACGTAAAAACAAAAATAGCTGAAATTCTGTCTACAAAAAATTGTGTTTCTAACATTATATATTAAATATCTATTTTATCATTTTCTAAAAAGATGGAATGAAATCCAATATTTACAGGTACATTTAATTCATAAGAAAGTAAATTTTCAGGATTATTTAAATCGATCAAAAATAAATATCCATCATTCATATTTTCATTTTTATAACCTAAACTAATCAAATAGTCGCTGGTTTTAGAACGAACTAATTGAGGTTCACCACAAAAACTAACATTATTATAAAAAATTTTATTTAAAATATCTAATTCATTACATATTACAAATCCATTAATACACCTTTCATGTACATTACGTAGTATAATTTTGTTATCCCATTTTATTGGAAAATCCAAATTCATAGACTCTAAAAATCCATTTTTATGAATTACAACATTTCCTGTTTTTTTACTTATAATTATTTTTCGGTATTTTCCTTCAATATCTAAAGATGAAAAGTCTAATTGATCATATATAGGTGCCAATATTTCAATTTGTTTTTCATTTTCTTTGATATCTGCATAATGAAAAATATAAAAACCTTTATCTTGAAAAATATATGTATTCAATTCATCTATTTTTGAATCATATACATAAATATATGTGTTAGATTTTTCGTTTAATACAAATGGATTTTTTTTTATAAATATATTGCTGAATTTCAAGCAAAGTGGTGAATCGATAAAAATACTTTTGTTATCATATAATCCAAAATCATGTATAACAGGAAAATGTTTACATTTAATATTTTCTCTAAATACATGTTCAAAATTTTCATTTAAAACACTATATTGTATTTTTTTTGAACCTACATTATAATCTATAGTATGTATGAGTTCATTATATTCATCATATTTTGAATGTCCAGAAAAATGTTTTAAATTTTGTATATATTGTTTACCGATTGTATGTATTTCCTTGTTTTGTATATCTATTTTGACTTCATATGGAAAATCTCGTTCAAATAAAGTAAAAATACGTGATTGAACTTTTAAAATAGCAGTATTGGATAATCCCAAAATATTTGGAATAACTCCTATTCCATGAAGAACCATATAAAAAGGTATCATGAAGAAATCTCGTGAAAATTTCATTTTGTTTTTAATTTCATACATATATTTTTCAGTTTTAATTTTATGACATATTGGCGTTATTTTTCCTTTTTCTATAAATACACCTTGAATAATACCATCTCCTGAAAAGAATTCATATAATGTTTTCATTTCTGTAATATTTACATTTGGTCCAATCAATCCAAAAAACCCGTTAATACCCGTTTTTTCTAATTCTTGTTTTTTATCTATTGAAATAACATTTTTATTTACTTTGAATGGTATCTTAAATGAATAAAATAGTGATAAATTAAAAAAAAAGTAAATTATTAAATGTGCTATGTTCATGTGATATATGAATAACAGATATTTATAATAAACAATATAATAAAACTATATATCATTTTTAATATTTGAAATAAATAAACGTAGAAGTTGCAGACGAATATGGATATTTTTTAACTATACCAGTTGTTTTAGTAAAACAAGAAGTTGGTTTTTTTCTTATAATATTTGATCTTGTACCATAAGGACTTCTTCTACGACGATTAAAATATCCATGATCATTTACTACTGGTTTATTAAAAAATATAATATTCATATGGTTTTATATGCATATCATATAATTAGATTATTTACTAATTAGATTCATTTGTTTCATCTGATTCATTATTGTTAGAAAAAATAGTATTATATTGACGCCTTTGTTCTTCTTCCTTTGTTTCACCATAGCTATTAGCAAACATACTTTTATTTTCTTCTCTTTCTTGCATTAGGTTTCCTTCATTTTTCTGATTTGTTTCTCTACAAGCATTAAAATCAATATCATCTACTTTAATTTTATCAGTAAAAACATCCATGAAATAATTTAAATCACTAACACATTCAGCTCTTAATTTTATTTCTTCAATATCTTCTTCTTCAAGTTCATCTCCTTTTACTTTAATTTTCCAAAATTTTAATAAAGATCTTAATACAGTTTTCATATTCATATTTTTAAGCATCATATTACAGCACAATAAAAATATCAAAAATCCACTCATTAACATCAAAAATGTATTTAAATCAGCATTATTAATTTTTTTAATATATCCATTCATTCCAATCATTAACATAATAATAGTAATGACTTCAAATAAGTGTGTGAAAATTGTTCTACAAACACCATTAAAACCATCTATTAACATATTACCGTTGGGATCTCCAACTCGTGCTGGTTTGTACATTTTAGTATATAAATAATTATTAATTAACTGCATAGTATCAAATGGCTTAGAAGAATACAAATAAATACCAAATAATAAATAACTCAATCCATATATAAGTGTTATTGACACCGATAAACTTACCATATTGTATGCAAATAACCATTTGAAAATCCAAAATACAATAACAGATATATAATGAAAAATAGAACTTGCAGACATATTAGATAAAGCTTCAGATATGTTTTTTGTAGCTCCAGCAAGTTTGTCTTCTGCAGTTTCTTCTTCTTTTCCTTCTTCTTCAGTTTGTGTTTGTAATGATGATCCAAGACTAATAACAAAAGATATCATAGTAACTATTAATGCAAAATAATTTAAGGTAAGTGGATGTTTACCCTTGTATAAATTCTTTATGGTTTTTGGAATAAAACTTGTATTTTTTCTCCATCCAACAAAAATTACTACAAATAGAACAAAAAATAAAATTTGTGGATACAAGTTATTAATATCGTGTAATGTAACTGATGGTGATGGATCTTGAAATACTTTTTCTTCGTATTGTTTTCGTCCATAATGATAATAAGATAATTTGAAACCATTTCCTTTTATCCATTCTCCTACAGCAATTATTAGTTGCACAGGTCTAAACAAATATTCTGTAATAAGACGTGTAACTCCAGCAAATGTTTGATCATAATCCAAAAATTTTACATAATCTGCACCTTTATAAGTTTCATTTTCTTCTTGATTTTCTTCTTGATTTTCTTCTTGATTTTCTTGTTCTTGTTCTTGATCTTCTTCTTCACCTTCTTCGCCTTCTTTTTTAGCTTTTTTTTTCATTTTTTTTTCAATATTTTTGAAAAAACTGTTTATTTTATTTGACTTTTTAGAATCTGCAATATTTTGATTAGAATCCATAAATAAAAACACAAAATACATGTTGTACACTATGTAAATGACTACAGGAACCATAACAATATTATAAATTTGACGTTTAACATGTTTAGCATTTTGTTTGAGTTCTTGTATGGCGGCACGTTGTTTTTTTTCACATTCACTTAATACACGTTCAGGTTCAATACTTCGCCAGTTTGATGTCGACTCTGTATTATTATTTGAATTTGTATTAGTTAATCTAAGAAGAGATATCCACTGTTGACTTATAGGTGTAGATTTAATGACATTTATTACTGTTTGTCTTTCTAAAGCATCATTATAAAAATTATGAAAATGAAATAATTCATCTTCTGTTAAATATCTTCCTAATCTATTTTCAGTAAGATTGAAGTTTCCAATATAATGACTACCCATTCTTGCAGTAAGATCATCTGTATTGATCCAGCTATGAGCATCACGTAATGAATATATATTTGTTAATAATTTAGTCAACAATTCATTAGTTCCACTTGATTGGTAACCTTCAATAATAAATTCTTGTTCATCTTCATCTTTATCATATTCACCGGTATATTGTAAAGGAGCATCGCCATCATTCCATAAAAGTTCAGCACGTGAAACAGGAGATAGATCTAGATCATCTTCATATTCAATATTTTCATCTTTCATACAATTTCGTAATTGTACAAAAAGACGTACAAAATTTTCAACACCTTTATCAATTAATTGATCTGTTTTTGATAACGGACATAATGCATATTTAATGGCTTCATGTATAGCAGTTAAAATCCAATCTAATTTAAATTTTTTTAGTACAGATTTACAAGATTTGTAATAATTATCATCACTAAAAAGTTGAAATTTAGAAAGACCTTCAATTATTTTTTCGTCTTCTTCGTCAACTTCAGTATATGGTTCTAATATTTTTTTTAATTTATCAGTTTGTTCATCTAATATATCTCGTTCTACATTCGTTAAAGGTGTTTCTGTAGGCATAGGAGTATTATTTAATACTTTAAATGTTGGAATAGAAGTAGGTTCATCGTATATTGTAGAATTATCATTATTCGAATCTGTTTCACTTGATTTTTCGATTTTAGATTTTTTCCATTGTGTTTGTGTCATCTATTTTTGAGTTATATTATTATATCTTATAATATAATAATATTTTATTGATGATTATCTAGCGTATAACATACCACAATTTCCACCAATAAAAGAAAGGATATTATAACGTTCTTCAAATAAAGTCATATTATAATTGTATTCAAACAACTGCCAATTCATTTTAGATATTCCTACAGGTATTCCATTATCATCACAAATAACATTAAATTCAGAATTTTCAATATCCAACGTTGGAACATTTGTAGAAACTTCTAATTCTATTATTCTAAATTTACTCATATTAATTGCTCCTGATGGTTGATATTCCAAAGGATTCGTATTTAAACAAAAATTATAACAATATAATCCATCTTTGGCATAACCATTTGTTCGTACATATTTTTCAACATAATTATATACACCACTTTCTAATACATTTTCACGATAATCGCCGTTAAATACAATCGCCATCGTTTCTAAAATTTCTTTATGATTTTTTGATGAATAGTCACCAGTTGTAAATAATCCCGTTGAAAATCCATTTATATTTACAGCTGGTCCTATATTACCAGATTCATCTTCGCGTGGTGCTGGTTGTGCATCTTGTGGAATATGTTTATATGGCCAATTTGTATAATTACTCCATTCGTTACGCATATTTACATCGTTTCTTTGTAAATAAAACATCCAATTTGAGACCATACCAGATGATGTTAATGATACTTTTTGAGTTCCTGTGATATTTTGAAAATTGTAAGTAAAAACATCTTTTACTAAATATACTTGATCTTCTATAGCAAACCGTTTTGCTTCCTCTGGTGATAAAAAACAATAAGTCGATAACATATGCACGTCAGCATTCCATGTGTTTCTTTTATTTTCATAAGCGTGTGAAAGTCCTACTGATAAATCTTTAGGAGGAGTTTGTAAAAATGGATACATTTCAAATTGGCTTAAATTAAAATCTGGCTGCATATAAGGAAAATTCATGGCATAATCAAAAACATCACGAACTTGAAATAATTCTCGTATAGGACGTAATGTTACTGTTATACTTAATTCATTATATTGTAAAGCTACCATGGGAAATGCACACCTACTATCTAATGTAAACCACGTATTTATTGGAATATATAAATTGCGACCACGTATAGATGGTTCTGCACCTTGAGTATTTGAAGAATAATATGCAGATGGATATGTGTTTTGACGATTGTGTGAAATTGATGGATTATTCAATTCATTTACATGTCCCGTCATTTTATAAAAAAGATCCTTTTTCTCTTTAGAAAAATCACGCTCGACCATAGCAGCCAAATATTCACCTGTATATTTTTGTATTGTATGAGAACCACAATTTATTACTACTTCACTTATCATATTGGTTCCAATATTCTCAATCCATCTAAAATCATAAGGTGCCCAAACATTACCTGTTTTTTCAGTTGGATTGTATATTGGACTCCATATATCAGGTAATCTTACAACTAAATATGTATCCATTAATAAATCTGCATAACGTTTAAACTTAAAAGTAAAAGTTGAAGGTTCATTTAATCTTAATTCTCTTAAACCATCATAATCTATACGAAACTTCTGTAACCCAAAATTGGTATATTTTGAATAATTTACTTTAAAAAACGTTTTGGATGGGTTCCCTGTTAATATTATATTATGGTTTCCATTAGATATTAAATTTAGTAATCCACCTGCCATTATAAAATACAAATATAATATATTTATATATTTTTAATTTCTATTTTCATTTATCCTACAATATATATATAAATGAACCTTTCAAAAAAAATTATTATATTATTTATTTTTATTCTTTCTTTTTATATCATATTTCGATTCTTAGAAAAACGAATGTATTTACTTAATATTATAGAAGGATATGAAAATTCACGTGTAAATTCACTCGAAAAAAATAATTCTAGCATTATTGCTATTGATAATTTTAGTGTTGATAATCTTACAAAACGTAATGGTGTTCCTGATCTATCTGAAGCTGTAAAATTAAAACACTATATTATTAAATCTTCGTTTAATACTGCCTTTAACGGTTCATCTATGGATTTAGAAATGATCAAATATGTTATTTCACGTGGATGTCGCTTCTTGGATTTTGAAGTATTTTGGAGTGTTCCAACTGAAAGTACTACTGAAAACCCTAATGCTGTTGTATCTATGTCCGATGATCCTTTTTCACCATCTAATAATTCATTATATTTAAATGATGTATTTAAAACAATTATGTTGGATGCATTCAATAGCTCTTGCCCTAATCCCGATGACCCATTATTCATACAAATAAGACCAAAAGTATCCAATAAAAAAAATGAACAAATGGAACTGTTCAATAAAATTGCTAGTTCTATTTTATTCTATTTCGGAAATATTAATAATAGTAATGTATTATTTAATGGAAGTGTAAATAAAAATACTAATATTAATGACATTATGGGAAAAGTTATTATTGTATTTGACAATAGTTCTTATCCTATGTATTCACACAATTCCCCTGAATTGAAAAATATTGTTCATTTAGAAACTATGAGTGATTCAATGATGATATACAATCATAGTACTTTTAATATGAAAGATAAACCTGACTACTTTGTTGATGATTTAAATCAAACTCTTAGTCCTGATTCTTCACAAACTACTCTTTCTTCTAAATATTCTATTCATAAATTAAGTATTAATCCTGATGAATATACTACTAATATTAAAACCATTAATCAAGTGTTACCAATCATGATTGATGATGGAAAAACTAATAGTATGTTAGAAAATACTGAATTTAAAGATATGATCTTTTATGGAGCACAAATCACTCCTATGGAATTTTGGTCTAACGATAAACATCTCAAATTTTATGAAGATATGTTTAATGACTATGGAACTGAAACCAATCTAATCGGTAGTGCATTTATACCTTTTACATCTGGTATGAGCTTCTTAAAAATGCACTCATATTAATACTATAATTAAATGATAAATATTATTTTATCATTTAACTTAAGGTTATAAACACACTACTTTTGGTTTACTTTTTAGATTTGGTTTTATTGGATTTTTTACGTTTTCCTTTTTTAACAGTTCTTTTCTTATTTTTATTTTTACGTGTTTTCTTTTTCTTATTATTTTTTTTCTTTTTGGATTTAGTTTTATTATGTTTTCTTCCTCCATCCTGATCTTCGTCTTCATTAAACCAACCTGTTTCATGAGGTTCGTAATTTGTATTTCTATAGTCATGTTGAGAAATCCGTACTCCATTTGGCAGTTCTGCCCATCCGTCATCTGTATGGTCTTGATTAGCCGTTTCAAAAGAATCTTCTCCAACAACACTATCTGGGGTTGCTATGGTAAGTGGAGTATATTGTGTAAGTGGAGTATATTGTGGTGAATACATTGAATACCCTTCTCCCTCTGTCCCACCTGAATCATCACTATCTTCATCTGAACTCATATTTCTGGTATCAGGTCCCTGAATAATATTTTGATCGGTGATAGCATTAACACCAGTTTCAGGTGTTTCTATAATATCATCTTGCGTATTCATTTGCTGGTCTGTTATAATGTTGGAGTTTTCTTCTTCCGTAGTCGTCATAATGTCACGCCATCGTTCTCTCTCAACTTCTGCTCTCGGATCTTCTCGATTATGTAGATGTTGATAATTTACACCTTCAGGTTGAGGATTTGAATCTCCAGTATAGTTTTGCATAATTTGAGATACACTACTAGCAATACGCTCATCTATTCTTTGATTATCAAATGCAATAAGTGATTCAGTCAATAATCTTTCCCTTTCAGAATCTTCCGGATTTGGTATATTACTTCTAATTATATTCATCTGATTTTCATTATCTTGAATTCTATCATAAAAATCATTGTATATACGTTGTTGTCTTTCTCGTGCATCTACAAGGTATTGTTGAAGTTCTTGTAAATAACCATCCGACGAATCTGAACGTTGTAATACTTCTCTAATTTGGTTTTCCATTCTTCTTATTTTATCTCCAATCCTCGTTTCAGAATCGATATATTGATCAACAAATTCTGAATGAATATCTCTTAATTGTCTTAATTGTTGTAGTTCTTCCTGGAAATTAGTTACTCTATTATCAATATTTGCTACATTCTGTTGATTAACTTCTACATTTCCTCTAACTGTTTCTACATCTCCTTCAACTCTTTGTAATGTATTAATAGTTTCTTGAAGGGTTCCTGTTAGAGAATTACTTGAAGTTGTTAAATCTTCATGCTGTTTTTGTAATCTTTCTATAGTTTCAAGTTGTTCTTCTAATCTCGCTCTTTGTAATTGTTGTTCTCTTCCTGTTAAATTACCTAAACTATTTAGTTGTCCTTGTAAATCTCGTCCAAGGTCTTCAACTGATTTATTAAATCGTTCTCTTAAATTATTTTGTTGTTCTACTATATTATTTAATCTTCGTGTAGTCTCATCATTATTTGTTTCCATATTATTCATATTTGCGTTTATTTGTTGTAATTCTCTTGTATGCATTCGTTCTCTTTCGATAATTAGATTTAAATTATTTCTATGATCTTCGAATTGTTCTCTTACATCTGTTGTATCTTCTTCAAGTCTATCAAGCGTAAGATCCACAAGATTAAGGCGTGCATTCATATCCTCAATGATATTTTGGTTTATTGTTCTTCTTTCTGTTATTTCGTTTAGTAATACATCATTTGTTGCTGTTATTTCGCCGCGTAATTGATCACTTGTTCGGTCTTGTTCTTGTGATACTGCTCTTATATCGCCGCGTAATTGATCACTTGTTGCTGTTATTTCGCCGCGTAATTGATCACTTGTTCGGTTTTGTTCTTCTTGTGTTGTTGCTATATTACCTCGTAATTCAGTATTTGTTGCTTCTTGTGCTGCTGTTGCTCTATTAAAGACGTCTGTTCCTCTATTAAAGAGATCTCCAACACCTCTTCGTGTTTGTTGAATTTGTGTTTGTAAATTTGTTGTTATTCTTCGGTCTGCAGGAGTACCTGGACGTCCGGGTGGTCCTGCTGGACCTTGTGGACCGGGAGTTCCAGGACCACTACTAGGACCACTACTAGGACCACTACTAGGTTGAAATTTCTGAAATTTTGATTCACTAGCAAATCTTCTACTACTATTTTGAGAAGAACTGTTTCCATAATAGTCGGTATATATAGTTGGTGCAGTTACATTAAAAATATGTCCATTAGTAACATCTTTGTACATAAACGTTAAATTTAATTTTAAATTCCAAGACCATACATTTTCTACAATTTTGTATTCATCAACATCAGTTTTAATCATAATAGTATATGTAGAGTACCATTGACTAGTTCCCCAAATATTCCAAGATTCTCTTTGAATTTTTTCAGTATCTTGTTTATTTGAAATTGATAAAATAATTCCAATATAATAATCTTCAAATAAATCACCAGATGATTTAGTTTGAACCAAAATTATATCTCCTTCGTCATAAAGTGCATTTGTATATTCTCTTAAAGGTCTTGAAAATCCTTCTTCGCTAAGAAAATCCCAATTATGATATTGTGGTTTAACCCACCAAGTAGGTATATATACTTCTCCCATAAATTTGATAAATGCTACGAATGACTTGGGCATTCGATAACCACCCATTAAATCTCCATATTTATGTTTAACTTCTTCTAATTGTTTTTCAACAACAATATCAGGTCCAAATTTATAACCATTTTTACAAAAAAATGTGGACTCAACATTATCCCATATAGCACCAATATTTGTATAAAGATTCTTGGCATTTTTACCATATGTTGAAAGATATGATCCCCAAGAACTTAATTCAATATTTAAATAATATAATTCATAACCTTTTTTATCTAATTTTTTTGCAAGTTCTAATGTACTTTTCTTTTCATTTATTGTATTTCTCTTTTGTTCATTTTCCTGTTCCAATTCAACAATTCTATTTTGTTGTTCCATAGTACCTGGAATATTATTTACTCGAAGATCATATATTTCTGCTTCATTTGTGGATATTTCTTGCTGCAATTTTTTAATACCTGCCTTGATCGTATTGAAATATGCATAATTTTCATAATTATATAGATTCGTCCAAGATAATGGATTTACATAGTCTAAGTATGAAATCCCACCAATATCCCATACTTGTTTTTTAAGTTCTTCATATTCTTCTGTTAATTTTTTAAATTTTTGTTTTTTAGAATTATCATAAAGGTCTGATGTAGAAACAAAGCTTTCAAAATCTCTTGGTCGAGGATTTTCTCCTTTACATTTAAATGTTGTATCAAACATTTCACCATCTGCAGCAGATAATCCTAACCAACCGGTTCCTCTTGTATTTATACGATTATTTACAAATCCTTCATCAATATACATAGTTGTCAATAAAAGAATTCTTTTCATTTTATCCATTTGATCATATGAAGAATTAGGTGTAATATACAAATATTTATTAAATGTATTATTATAATATACTTTTTTTTCCATTTCTTCACGTTCTTTAATGGCATTAGCAAGTTGTTCTTGTTGTTCTTCTCTTTCTTTTTCCAATTTAATTATTGTTTCGTGATCTTGTTTTTTTTCTTCAAATTCATCTTCAATCTTTTCACCCAATTTTTGTAATTTATCCATTTCTTCTTTGATATCTTTTTCAGATTGTATTACTTCTTTCTCCATTTGTTCTTTTGAAACACGTGTATAACCATCTTTCAAATCATATTTATCATGATCAATTTCCTTTTTATCAATTTTCATGGATTGTCCAAATCCTTCCAAGATAGGTCTATAGATAGATTGATAATATCCATTATTTAAGAATATATTTCTCAAACTACTCATAGCGTATTTTGGGTGTGTAAAAATACATGCACATTTATTTTCATTCGCGGTTTTTTCTAATTTTCTCAACATAATATTGAAAAAAGGGATTTCCATATCTACACACACATTACAATCATTTATAATACTTTTGTATGGCGAAAAGAAAAATATACCGTTATGGTTATCTAAACTTTCAGATTCTTTGTCCCATTTAAACAATTGATTGTATTTATCATTTACATTCATTAAAGGCATTATTGTGTAAAATACCATTCCTAAAAAAAACATCTTATCATTATGTACTTCATAAAATGTTAGTACATATACAGGATAATTTTTATTTTTTTTACTTTTTAAAGCATCGATTACAATATCATTTTTACCGGTTTCTGCAATTTTCTTAGACGTATCATACACATCTACTACTTCAGGATATGATAAATGAAATCTAGGATGTTTTTGATTGGATTCACTATTGTTTTCGTCTTCATGTTTGTAAAATGCAGAATTTTCCATCATTTTGGGTATTTCATCTAAAGAATTTGGAGAAGTAAATGATTTGTTGTGTACTACCATTTCATTTGACATAGATTTTGCCCAAAAATCATACAATTTATCATTTGTAACACTTCCAATATTATTCATATCCGGATTTTCAAATAATTCTTTTTTATCGGTCATAGATTTAAATGTAATTGCTTTTGTTTTTTTTTCGGTTTTTCGTATTTTTTGAGATTTTCCTTTTTTAGATTTCTTAGATTTTTCTCCACCTTTTGATTTTTTAGCTTTTTTTTGAGTCTTGGCTTTTACCTTTTTTATAAAATATTTATCAGTTATTTCAATATTTGCTATATATATATCTGTTTGACCCTCCATTATAAATAACTATATAGTATGTATATATTTATTTACCGTATTATTTCAGTTCCTGTTTTCATCTAAAATTCATTTAAAAATTTCATAGAACTATCCAACATATAAAATCCAGCTCCAAATAATATTGACTTCAAACATAACCCATATATATTAAAATTACCATCATCAGTATATATTGACAAAAATGAAAAACGTTTAAATATAATTGTATTTACTATTGGTAAATGAAACAAAAAGAACATTAATGAAATCATTATTGGTATTTGTATTTTGTCAAACAAATTATCTTGCATTCTTTCCCTATGTTTTTTTTCTTCATATTCTCTAAGTTTACGATCAGTACTTTCTTGATATTCTTGAATATAATCTGTTGTTAATTTTGGCTTAGGAATATAATTTGCGTGTATTTGATCATCATGCATTAATTGTGTTTGATCCATAGGAATATCTCTTTGTGGCAATTTTTGTGAAGGCATTTCCTTCATCATTGCAATTTGTTCTGCACTCAATTGAGGAACTATATCTTGACCTGATTGTTGTCTTCCTTGACTGGTTTGTTCAGGCATAGGCATTCCACCATTTTGTGTTTGTTGAATACCATATGGATTTGGATGAACATCCATAGGCATGTACATGTCACTTCCAAATTCCATCATTTTTGGTTTAGGTTTTGTTTCTATATTTGTATCGGGCAAATCCGTTAGTCTTGTTATTGTAATATTTTCTTCCATATAATAATATTTATTCATTATTATATGAAGTTATAAACGCCTAAAATTTCCTAAATATTATTCCTCTTTTGGTTCTCCTAATTCTACAATTTGCTTTGTTGGATTACATGATGCAGATTCTAACTTGTATTTATAACACTCTTCACCAAATTTATATGTTTTACCATCTATTTCATTTATCATTGGACCATTAAAATCTATACATTTTTTATTTGTACAAGTTGTTCGGAATAAAGTTGCCAAACCTAAACCTAATAATATTGATATCAATACTATACCCATACGTGTATTCAATAATCTTTTAACATTCATAATATTTAAATAATTATATATTATGAATCTATATTATTAATTATAATTATTATCACTTAATTAATTCTGTGCAGGAATACTAAAAATACTACTTGCATCTTTAGGACACTGTGTTTTCTCTTGTTTTATTGAAAAACATGTACCTGTTCTATCCTTATATTGAATACTTTCATAATTATCAGGCTTTGGAAAAACATATATCTTTCTTTTATCTTCTTCAAAAATATATACAAAAAATAATCCAACAGCTAAACTACTCAAAAAAATTGGTATATTAATATACTTCGATAATCCCATCTTAATTATATATATTGTTTATATTTTTCAAAACACTATTATTTTATTTTTTCTTCTTTGATTTCTTTGAACTTTTTGATTTATTTACTTCTTGTTTATTTACTTCTTGTTTATTTACTTCTTGTTTATTTTGTGTACCTTCTATTTCACATAACCAATCATCTACACTCTTTTCATTTGTAGGAGGTTTTACACTCTTCTCTTGTTTATCTCCATCATCCATTTTAAATACATATTCATTTGGTCTATCTGTTTCATGCAAATTAGAAGTTTTTTTTCGTTTAGATAATTTATTCAACATTCTCTCTCGATTCTCATTCTGATTCATCATATTCTTAAATGCTGTACCATTAAAACCTCCCTTTTTACCACCACCACCCATCATCGAACCCATATTCTTTGTCATATTCTTCATAATGTTCTCAAAATCTTTTCCTCCTCCCATAGACTTCATCTTTCCCATTAAATCACTTGCTTCTTTCATTAATTCTGTTTGAGATATATCACCTGACTTCATCTTTGTATCTAACTTTGAACTTACAGTCTTTAATAAATCCATTATTTTTTTAGGATTCTTCATCATCTTCTTTAAAACATCTTGTGTAGATTTTGGACCATTTTCTCCTTCACCATCTTCACCAAACATATGCATCAAATCACCACTTAATTCATCTGCTAATTCTTTAGCTAATTTACCTATCTTTCCATCAAATAAACCTTTTAAATGTTCATGCAAATCTTCTGGATTTGGAATAGAATTACTTTTATCTCCTTCTTCACTTGTTGATCCTTCTCCAAATTGTTTTTTCAAATTATCTTCCATCTCTTCATTCATTTCACCCATATTTTCAAACATAGAAGGTAACTTTTCAAATATTTCATCCATATTTGGCATTTCTCCATCTCCAGCATTATTATTTGATTCTGGTGACTTTTCCATATTTTTGAAAAAATCTGATAAACCATTTATTGTCTCAGATAATTTTGTTTGCAATTCACTCTCTTCAATACCATCAAACAAATTCATAGTTTCACCAAATGATGCTTTATTCTTAATACCACCCATTATTGTTACTAATATTAACTGTAAATACTTCCATATTGCCTTCTTTGTATTTTCACTTATATCTTCCGTTGAATATAACATCTTAAAATCTACATTTGGTAAAAAATCTACCATAGTTTCATTTTCCAACATAAATATTTCATCATTCTGATATAATATATCAAAAAAACGCTCGGGATATATCGTTAAGCAATAACTATATAGCTCACTATATTTTTCATCATTGCAATTCTTATATACATTCCATAAATATTCATATTCAGGAAACGTTATTGTTAAATCATTTGTAAAATCTACTATAATAGATTTAAAATTTTCAGGCATTACATTTTCCATAAATTCGTTAGTGTTTGAATCTTCCATAATAAATCCTATATTTATTTGTACCTATATTCTTTTATTATTAGAATTTATTTATATTAATATTATATACAATTTATAAAAATGGATTATTTAATTATAGATATAGTATTAGGGGGTTTATTATTTGGAATAGTTTCATACTTATCTTCACGATATGGTAAAAAGAATCCTTATTATTATAAAATATTAGCCTTCCTTTGGGCTGCACCATTCTTCTTTTTTTATTTTATTGTCATCGCCTCCAGAGATGGTAAAAAACCTATATATGATTTTTCACAACATTCAGTTTTGGGAAGTATATTAACTGTTATTATATCGATTATTACTATGCTAATTATTAATTATAGTACTTTTTATATTCTATCTTTTACTCTAATATTCCCTATAGTTTTTACAATATTATATTTTTATTTCAATATTTTTAAACTTATATAAAAAAATTGATCATCTTATTTATAATATTATTTGTATTATATGAAACAAATAATATTATGTCCAATACTCAAGACAATTATACTGATCTTTACAGAATATTTAATCCAACAATCGAAACTATCAATCAACAGGTAATTGATCATCAAAATACAAATAATAATTTTATGCCAACAAAATTATTTAAATCAAGAATGAAACAACAATGGAATAAATCCATAGCTGCCGAATACTTTGATACATTCAGTTCAGACCCTAATCTTGATGCAGATAAATTTATAAGAGAAATATCTAATAATATCAACTATGATACTTGGTATATTTTATCAGAAAATATATACAACTTTATAGAAGAAACTATTATTAAAACCTTTTCCAAAGAACAAAAAAAAATCCTCAACTACTTTTGGATATTTCAGTGTAAAAAATGTTTCTATTGGGATACTAATAGAGAAGATATTCTAAATGAACCAAACAAACTACTTTGGTGTGGTTATTGTGAATACGATAAACAAGCTAAAAAAATTTCATCAAGAATTAAAATTATTGATCATACAATCATCGATGAAACACAACAATTTTGCTCTATTTGTTATGATGATTATAATAAAGATTCAAAATCAATAGGAAAAATGCCTTGTGGACATATATTTCATAAATCTTGTATTCTTAATTGGATAGATCATAATCCAAATTGCCCTTGTTGTAGAACCGTTATAAATGCTAAAAAATATAAACCAGATTATAAAAAACAAAAAAAATCAAAAAAACAAAAAAAATCTCATAAATAAAATTATCTAGTATAATACCATTTATTTCGAATATCTTCTACTATTTGTCTATGATTAGAACGGGCTTTTTTTATATTATATGAAAATTCTGCTATATCTCTTCTTAATGAAGTAACTTTACCTTTTAATCTGTCTAAATCTCTACCAATCTCCTTACCAATAGGTGTTTTAAAATCATATTCATTCCAATCACTCAAAACATAATTTTTATCTCTTCTTCCTAAATATTCTTTTAAATACTCTTCTTTTATTTCTTCTTCTGTTTTTTCTTTTTTAGATTCTTCTAAATAATATTCTTCTGTTTTTTCTTTTTTAGATTCTTCTAAATAATATTCTTCTGTTTTTTCTTTTTTAGATTCTTCTGTTTTTTCTTTTTTAGATTCTTCTAAATAATCTGATGTAAGATATTCTATTCTTGATTCTGAAATTATTATTTCTTTATTTTCTGAAACAGTTTCAAAATGTAATATTTGAGAACCTTCATTTATTTCTTCGATTTTTCCTAAATATTCAGAATCTTCGATTTTTTCTAAATATTCAGAATCTTCGATTTTTCCTAAATATTCAGAATCTTCGATTTTTTCTAAAATATTTTCAATTACATTTTTTAAATCTTCTTTTAAAGTTTTTTCATTTTTATCTTTTTCTAAATCTATAATAATGTCTGGCTCTGGCTCTGGCTCTGGCTCTGGCTCTGGCTCTGGCTCTGGCTCTGGCTCTGGCTCTGGCTCTGGCTCTGGCTCTGGCTCTGGCTCTGGCTCTGGCTCTGGCTCTGGCTCTGGCTCTGGCT